GCTCGTGGTGCCGTCTCTGTAACTGATGCTGGAGGTGATGGTTCATTAGCATACAACTCTACTACTGGTGCTATTACATACACAGGACCTTCTGCCTCTGATACAAGAGCTCATTTCAGTGCTGGTACAGGTGTTTCCGTATCAGATGGCCAATTCTCTATTGGACAAGCTGTTTCTACAACATCCAGTGTTACATTTGCAGGTGTATCTGCTCCTGTAACTGGTAATGTAACTGGTGATGTAACTGGTGATGTTACTGGTACTGTTTCTTCTATTGCTAATCACACAACAACTGATTTAGATGAAGGTACTAATCAATACTTTACAGATGCTCGTGCACGTGGCGCCGTCTCTGTAACTGATAATGGTGGCGATGGTAGTCTTACTTACAGTAGTGCTACAGGTGCTATTAGTTACACCGGTCCTTCTGCATCTGAAACAAGAGCTCATTTCACTGCTGGTACTGGTGTTTCAGTTACAGATGGTGAATTCTCTATTGGACAAGCTGTTTCAACTAGTGATGCTGTTACATTTGCAGGTGTTACTGCTCCTTTAACAGGTAATGTCATTGGTAATGTAACTGGCACTGTAACTGGTGATGTAACTGGTGATGTTACTGGTACTGTTTCTTCTATTGCTAATCACTCAACAACTAATTTATCTGAAGGAACTAATCAATACTTTACAAGTGCTCGTGCTCGTGGAGCTGTCTCTGTAACTGATGCTGGAGGCGATGGTTCTTTATCATACAATTCTACTACTGGTATTGTTACATATACTGGACCTTCTGCAGCTGAAACAAGAAATCACTTTTCCGCTGGAACAGGTGTTTCTATTACTGATGGTGAAGTAAGTGTTGGACAAGATGTATCTACTTCTTCTAATGTAACATTTGCAGGTGTAACTGCTCCTGTAACTGGCGATGTAACTGGCGATGTTACTGGTAATTTAGAAACAGCTACAAGCGGACACATTAGAGTTAAAAATTCAAGTGGTTACTATGCTGGATTACAAGCATCTGCAAGTACATCTGCCGATTATACTCTTAAACTTCCAGAGGATGTTGGTGGTAATGGACAAGTATTAAAAACCGACGGAACAGGTAATCTTTCATGGGGATCAGGTGCTTCTGGTGTTGTTAAACAATTTATAAGTAAAACCCAACATTCAGGTTCCGCATTACCTTCTTCATTTACAGCCACAGGAGCTCAGGAACAAACTCCTACCGGTTACAGTCTAGGTATAACACCTGTTAGTTCTACATCTAAAGTATTTATTATGTTCAAAGTAGGATTCAGATGTTCTATTGAACCTATGCAAAGAATTACATTCTCTATTTACAGAACATCTGGTGTTTCTGAAACACTAGTAGTTAGTGATATTAAACAAGGTACAGGTAATGCTTCTGGACCTCTTAACGGTATTTATATTTCCAACTTTGTCGATGAACCTGGTGTAACAACTGAATGTACTTATCAACTTAAATATACTTTAGAATCTGGAGGAGTCGAATCTGAAGAAAATGAATACAAAGCTGGTATTGTAGGAGGTGATGATTGTGCTAATTGTTTAGCACTTCAAGAAGTTGAAGGATCTGGTGCATCTGCTACATTATTAAGCCAATCTTCTGACGCAATGGGTATTTACTATAATAAAGGTACTCTTAAACTTGATACTAACGCAACAGCTGTTAATTCAGGAAATGTTTCTGGTGTATCTCTTATCTTAGGTGGTGGATACCAACTTCCTAATACATCAGCTGGTCTTGGTGTAACTGTATCTACAAATGGTAACACATTAAGTGTTAATGGTGGTAATGTTAGTCATGGAACAGCTTATTACGAACATACCAGCGGGGACATTGATACATTATCTGTTTCTAACTTAAGAAACAATTCCCAAGTTATTATTCTATTCAAAAATACTGGCTCACAAGCAATCGGTATTAATGGTTCATCTTCAGGAATTAGTGGTGCTTTAGCAGCTTATGCTTCTGATGTTAGTGTAGATAGTAATGGTTATGTATTACTAACAATTACCCAACTTGGTGACGCTTTACCTGTATTAAATGTTGTCCTTGTAGCTTAAATTTATATTTAATACTAATACTAATAACAATAAAAATTATATAATATTTTAATTTTATAATATATAATCATATGAGTCATTTAATTACAACTTTCGATATTAGTAATCAAGGTTTAGAAAATATTCCTTCCAATAAAATATCTTATGATAATACATCAAATACTTTAAATATTAAAAATATCAATTTCAATAATGGAACTATATCAGGTGTTAATTCATTTTCAGATAAAATAACAACAAATAACTCTATTAAAGTATCTAGTTCTAATAATTTAGGACTATCTGTATATCCTCTAGCAAGTAATGATGATTTTTCAGATGATAGTTTAACATTTAATTTTAATTCAGTGTCATATGGAACATCTACATATACACCTGATTCTAATACAAAAATTGAATGTAGCAACTATTATTTTAAAGGACTTGAAAATAATGCACAATTTTTAATAGAATTTTCACCATTCTCTAATACATCGTTTTCTTTCAATAAAAATTCAGGCAACTTTTTTGAATTCAAAAATGGTACTTGGACTAATATTTCCAGTAAAATTTATTTTGGATTTAGTGAAGGATCTGTCTCTGTTAATTCTAATCAAAAATCCCTTTTATCTTTTACAAAAATTAATGATAATATTTATTTTAATATTCAAAATTATTATACTTAAAATTATATTTTTGATATATATACAATATGGTATTTATATCAAATCATTTTACAAATAGACAATATAACACTAATATTCTTGATCCCGGACCTGATCCTGATGATAATGATCCAATTGCAAATCCTGATCAAAAATTATATAATTTTATAAACATTACAAATTATAACTTATTATCTAATAATGATCAAGCAATTATTGATCAATGTGTTCATAAATGGGAATCTGTTATTAATTCTACACCTAATGGTATTTTTTTAAATATTTCTATTAATATTTCTACTTTATCCGAAGGAATACTTGGCGGTGCTTCCTTATCAAAATATTATGTTATATCATCACAAACATTTGAAGATTATGAAGATCCACAAAATCCTGGATTTATAAATCCTAATATTTATAGCAATTATTATTTAGGTGATTGTATAGGTTCTCATGGAAATATTACTCTAAATAGTAACTATTGGAACAATAGTATCACTACTCTTCGTGACGATGGTAAATCTAATGCATATTATATATTATTACATGAAATCGGTCATTTATTTGGCATTGGTGCATTATGGAACTTGCAAAATACAAAGGGTTTAGATCCTGATACAAACACTTATTTTTATGTTGGCTCTAGAGCTGTACAAGAGTATAATAAATCTATATCATATACTAGTCCTTCAGGACCTACATATAATCTATTATTTGTTCCTGTAGAAGATGACGGTGGAAACGGTACTGCATTATCACATCCCGAAGAAGGTCATGAATCTGGTATTTCTACCAATACACGAACATTTGATGGTATTTTATATCCAGGACTTGATGAAGAAATTATGACTGGCTGGCTTGAAAACGATACTAGATCATTACCTGTTAGTTCTATTACTGTAGGATTTTTACATGACTTAGGTTATAATGTTAATTATAATGGCGCAGATCCATATACTATTCCATATGATAATGATGACCCTAAAGGAGAGATTCCAAGATAAATATTTAAAATTATTATTAAATTAAATATTTATATTATTGATTTTTGTTTCATTGTGAATCTTCCTTTTTTTGTTTTAATAGAACCACCACATATATCAAAACTTACATTCCATTGTTTACTTATGTAATTAATATCAGGTGAATTAGATGTAAAAATAAATGATTTTGGACCAAAAACTATAGTTTTAAATCCATCTTCTTTTCCTATGCTTCTTGTATCTATTATTATTTCGTCTGAACCATTTTTTTCACTTAAAACTACAGCAATACTATCAGCTTGATTTGAAAATTCAGCTGGAACTGAAAAATACATTTCCCATATGGAATTTCCTACAATTGATTGATTGTTACTAAAATCTATACAACTATTTGAAAATAAATTAGCAGAATTGTCTATATTGGAATATAGAATGCTTGAAAAACTAAGATCATGTTGTCCTGCTGAGTAACCGAGGACGGGTTTATTACTAGATATGTCTATAATACTTATTGTTTCTCCATAATTAGTTAATGTTCTATTAGACTCTTGTGTTTTAGGATTTTTATTGAAAGTTATTGTTCCATTTGCACTAATATCCACACCACCTGAAGATGATTTAATAGAAATTGAATCATTGTTGGCACCTTGTAGGGTTTGGATTGTAATTTTCTCATTGGTGCCTCCATTGGTTTGAATAGTGATTCCATCTGTTGATTTATTACTAATTAAAAAATTCCCTGTTATTAATTCAGATAGAGTAGTATTATCTCCTACTTCCAATGTATTAATACTTACATCATTAAAAGATGCATAAGTGTTTACACTTAAATCATTTGTAACAAACGATATATCATAATTTGAAATTGTAGTTTCCAATGCATTTACAGAATTATCTAGTGTGACTACAGAGATTTCCAATGCATTTACAGAATTATCTAGTGTGGATACAGAGATTTCCAATGCATTTACAGAATTATCTAGTGTGACTACAGAGGTTTCCAATGCATTTACAGAATTATCTAGTAGGGCTACAGAGGTTTCCAATGCATTTACAGAATTATCTAGTATGACTACAGAGGTTTCCAATGCATTTACGGAATTATCTAATGTGACTACAGAGGTTTCCAATGCATTTACAGAATTATCTAGTAGGGCTATAGCATTAGATATGTCTACAATATCATTTGATGAAATATCTCCTATAAATGTATTTGCTGTTACTGTATCGCATGTAATACCACTTGTATCAATAGTTGTGGTAGATGCACCTATAGTTAATGTATTAATAACACTTAAATCAAATATAGAAGCAAATGTATTAACACTTAAATCATTAATAACAACTTTATTAGCATCAAATACTACATTTTTATTGCCTGTAAGTGCTGCTCTAATTATTAAATCATTATTTACCTTAGATCTAATAAAATCAGTAACTAAAGAACTATCAGCTGTTAGTATTCCGGCTACATGTAATGTATCATTCATAGAAACATCTCCAGAAAATTCGGCACTACTAATAACAGATAAATCATTAACCGATAAATTATTATAATTTGCAGAATTAACACTTAAATCGCTAATAATTACGGTACTAGCATCAAATACTACATTTTTATTGCCTGTAGGTGCTGCTCTAATTGTTAAATCATTATTTACCTTAGATCTAATAAAATCAGTAACTAAAGAACTATCAATTATTGCTTCATTAATAGTTGCAGTAGTACCTACATTTAAAATAGGAGTGTTCGTAGTATTAGATACATCTAAATTTTGCGCTGATACATCTAACATAGATGCATCATTCATAATTGTTTTATTTGCAATTAATTTTATATTTCTATTAGCAGTAGCACCAGCAGTAATAGATAATCCAGTAGGTGATTCTGAAAATGTTGAAAAATTGATACTTGGGTTAGTTGTAGATCGGATAGTAAGATTATTGGTTTTAACATTAGAAGTATCAACAAATGTAGTGGCTGTTCCAACTGTCATGACATTAATAACACTTAAATCAGTAACAGTTAAATGTCCATTGAAAGAAGCATCACCATTGCTGGATATATAAGCAGTATTAGTACCATTTTCATAAAAATTAATATCTCCTCCAGATAAGTCAATATTACCGGGTGCTCCATTATTTCCACTATTCATAATAATATCACCATACACATCTAATGCGATGGAGGTTCCACTAATATCAGTATTATAGCAAATATCAATAGGTTGATTATATTGAGGAGGGTTTGAAACCGTAATTCCTCTCAAGGATCTAACATGACCTTGAGTATCAGTAGCTCCATCGATTGTTCCTCCAGCAGCACGATTTCCATCAACAGCGTATGTAAGAGTTGTTTCCCAATTACCAGTAATAATTGAACCGCTATTATCACCTACATAATATTCGACCATATTACCGGATGCATCAGATGATCTAAAAATTCTAAATGTTGTTCTATCGAAAGAAGGTAGTGTAATTAGGTCTAAAGATTCGCCGATATATCCTCCTAATTCAACCGTAGATCCATCGACTAATAGATTTCCTCGTATGATTACATTTGTAGAACAATCAGTTATACCAGTTTGCATATCAATACCTCCTCCAAATATATGAAATTTAGATCCAAAGAAATTATAATGAGAACAATCAGTAACTTGGACAATTGGTCCTAAACTTCTAATACCGGTATTTGATTGAATACCGTAATTACTAGATGCTGCTAAAAATCCATTGGTAGAACTAATATCTATTATAGTTTCTGCTTTTCCAACAGAACCACCATTGACTCGTAATATTCCCGTATTTAATTGACATGGGTTAATAGTAACATCATTTTTGATAGTAGTAGGTTTATTAGGACAACTACCAGGAATAATAGGACCAATGGGTATTTTACCCTGTTCTATATCAGTTACTAAAGCACATATTTCTTTATCGTATCCTCTACTTCTTAGATAACTTCCATAATTATAGTATTTATCTCTACATGTAAAGTTATTACTAGACATTTATATAATTTGTTTATAAAAATTATATAAGTATTGACTAATATTTATATAATTAAATTATTTGGGGATAGGGAATGGGCGCTGGTTATATTCAATAACCATTGGTTCGGGCATATACATAGGTAATCTTTCAAAAAAAGATTTTTCGGGTAATTGCTTAAGTGATGGTTTAATTGGAGTTTGAGGATTTACTAAATTAGTAGAATTAATACCAAATAAAGAAGATTCAATTTCAACCGAATTATTTGAAAAGGCTTCTCTAGGCATATGACTAGGCATTATTCCTACACATGGTATTGCATTTTCGTATGCTCTTCCAGCTTGAGAATATTTATATTCGTTATAATCTAGACTATGTTTGTAGCTGTTTTGTTGAAGACAATAATCTCCTTTTGTATTATTATTTCTTGTTGAGGCCATATTAATATATAATTATATTATTTTGATGTAAACTCTTGTATTAAGGCTTTAACACTATCATCAGTAGGTAAGTTATTAAAGTGTAATTGTAAACATTTATGAAATAGATCCAAAAAGTCGAATGAGAAAAATGTTCTAAATAATAATGCATCGTTATTAAAAAAGTTAAGTTTATATGGATTATTGGTTAAAATATTTTTTATAAAATCCAACTCTTTTACTTCATCAAATAGTTTATCTATTTTGTCATTAATAGCTTCTTCATTAAAATTATCTAATTTAAACATTTGTAATAATTGCATTTGATATAATAATTCTCTCATACCTTCATCATCAACATCATCTTCGACTAATAATTTATAGGTACATATGAAATTTAATTCTAAATCACACATATACTTAGTTGGTTGATATATTTTTAAGTTATTTAATATTGATACATTGTATGTCCATTTTTATAATCTTTATCTTTTTGTAATTCACGAGATGGGACACCACCGCGAATCCATCCATCGGCAGCTACACCTTCAACAAGATTTGCTGGGTTTGTAATAGAGTTTTCAATAGATGGAAGTAAAGGGTATTGTTGGTAAGGTATATATGATTGTTCAGTTGTAGTATTAATACTTTTTTTGTTTTGAATCATATCGCCTTGTTGAATATGAGATTCTAATACAGGATTGGATGATCCTCTACCTAAATAAGGGACAGTTTTGAAAGGTCTTTCATATAAACTGATTCTGCACTTAGGGTGAGTATTAATAGTTCCAATCATTAATTCAGAGTTTGTATCAATATTGCATCCACCCATACCAACTTGATGACTTCCTGAAAAATTAATATTAGGTTGACTTGTTGCAAATTCAATTGGTCTTTTCATTCCACAATCTTGAGAGAAAAAGTTAGTTAATGAATAATTTGCCTGTGAAACATTTTGTACATTTCTTTGACTTAATCCGCAACTATCATCACCTATTCTAGTTAAGTGATCAAATGTATAATCTTTTGTATAAGCAGCCATTTATATATATATATTTAATAATATTTTATTAAAAATATATTTAATTTTGCCCAGTTATGCCCCCAAGTCTAGGAAGATTTTTAGCTAAAGCGAATTCATTTCCTTCCTTGGCGGAAATCATATCACCGTAACAAAAATCAGCAAAACTTTTTTGGTCGTTTGGTATTCTTGTATTTGCTGTAGCAAAGAAGTTATATTGCCCAAATTGCTCAAATTCAAAACTATCTCCTAAATTAGAAAATAATTTCTTTTTAATTTTTGGATCATTATCAAAATTAGATACTACAAAATCTTCAGTTTCATTGTTAATATTTTTTTCAACTGCTTTATTATATGCAGGGGCTGCTCGTTTTCGTGTAGGATCATCTTTAATTTCAGGAAGTAATACATTCATAAAAGGATTTTTCTTTGTAGGATTTGTAAAATTCGATTTTAAAGCATTATATACTTGAGGATTAGTAAAACCTTCTTTACTATCCATATTATTTTCTTCACTAGTTTGAGAGTCTTTTGCATGATATAAGAATACAATAACACCTAAAGTTACAAATCCTGTAACAAAAAAATTAATTGTATTAGTTAATAAATATCCTAAAATAGATAATATTATTATTAATCGTGTAATTGCATTTATTTTTTGGTTACGGTTCATATTTTCGGTGGGCCATAATTGATTCATGTCATTTTTATTTAATAATACAGAAGGATCATTAAACCATATATTTGTATTTTGATTTATCATTTATATATATATTCTTAATTATTTATTTTTTCTTCCCTTTCTTTTTCTTTTTCTTTTGTCCATTATTATTGCTATTTCTCATAGTTTTCTCTGGTTTATCACCATCAATTGAAAAAATCAATTCTTCTAGCTCTTGTTCAGTTAATTGTTTTACTTCAGGTAAATTTGCTACTCTAATTCGCTCTGCTTCCATTTCTGCCTTTTTTTGTGCAGATTTTTGTAGTGCTCTTTCTTTCATTTGAGCCATCTTCATATTTTGATTTAATGTACTTTGCATTGCACCTAAATTTACCTTTCCTCCTCTTCCAGGATTCATTCCCATTTTACTTAACATTGATTGAATATCTCCCATGCCAGGCATATCCTTCATCTTGCTTAATAATCCACTTGCTTCAGCCATTATCTCACTTTCTTTAATTTCACCTGATTTGATTTTTGAATCCAACTTTCCTCCCACATTTTGGACCAAATTCATTAACTTACCTGGATTCTTAAATAGATTCTTGAATACATCATTTACAGATGTAGCATCTTCTGCGTCCAAATTTAATTCACCAGCAGTTTCCTCTGCTATTTCACGGGCCAATTTTCCTAATTTACCATCTAGTAATCCATTAATGTGATCTTGAATTTGCTCTGGTCTAGGAAGTTCATTCATATTTATACCAGATATATCTATCACTGGATCATCACTGTCCATCATATTCTGTAAACTACTTAAGGTCTCTTCTAACTTACCTTTTAATTCGCCCTCATTAACCGATTCGAATAATTTTGCTGTATCTCCAAAAGAATCATCTTCATTTAATTTACCAATTACAGTAAATAATAATAGTTGTAAATATTTCCATAATGTTTCCTTTGTTTTTTCTGAAATATCAGATGCCCATAAATTCTTAAAATGAATTCCTGGTAAAAATTCGGTATTTACCTCTAATTTTGTAAACATATCTTCATTTTTGTAGAGAATATCAAAAAATCTTTCGGGTAATACTTTTTTAATATGTTCATAAATGGCTCTAATACTGTCTTCATCTCTTGTTTCCTTTACATTAAATAAATCAATATTCATATTATCTTTATATTCTGGAAATGTGTATAAAATATCGTTTGTTAAATCATAAACTACTTTTGCAAACTCTTCTGGAACAACTTCGCTATTTTTTGTGTCTTCATTATTTGATTTAGACATTATATCATTACATAGTAACTTTTGTTTAAATCAAACTTTTATTAATTATTAATTATTAATTATTATATATTTTAGATAATTGATTAAGATTTTTTAAATATTGAACACATTTTTTAGTATTATCACTATCTAATTCTCTTAATGGTCCTCGCAGTTTATCAATCGCTTCTAATGCTTTATTAGCAGATCCTGGATCCATTTTTAAATCTGTTGCATAATCTTTACTTAAAAAATATTCTAAATTTTCTTTTTCAATTTCTTCTTCGTATTTTACACATATATATCTATACCATACTGATACTATCATTTTTGGATTTGCTTTTCGCATCATACTAAGAGCTGTTTTTGTTGTTCTAATATCTTTACTTTCTGGAAATAATGTTTCTATATCTTCTAAAAATTCCTCAAATTGTGTATTAAATGCTTTTAATATTGTGGTTTTATCCATTTAATTTATATGTTTTTATTTTTTTAAATATATTAACTTAAATATTATATTAATATCTCTGACCACCGCCTGTATTTTGCATTTGAATATCTTTATTTCTCTCTTCTTCCATATTCTTATATGCATTCTCATCTACTTTATCTGGTGACCATGTATCAGGAGGTGTTTCTATATTTGATTTATTATCTACACTAGCATAATTATACATCTGTCTTAAACCACCATTTCCTTGTGCTAAAAGTTCATCACTCCCTTGATCCCAATAACTAAATGAATCACTTGCTACTCCAAAACCACCAATATTATCATTCCCTATTGAAAATGCAGATGGCTCTCCATTAAATTCTGTTGCTTTTGCCTGATTATATGATTCTTTTGGTTTTATTAAATCTAATATCTCATTCCCAAATATTACTTTATTACCTTCTCTTAACAATAACATTGCTGGAACCTTTTGTATTTGAGGAGGCATTACTATTTTTTGCTGATTCTCTAATATTACATAAATTGCTCCATTCTCATTATCTCTAAATCTTTTATCTATGCAAATAAAATGCATGTCTTTCTTTTGATCACTTTTTCCAAGTATTCTTAATATATTTTTACACTTATCGCAATAATTACTATAATATAATACACTACTCATTATATTAATGATTAATTATTTTACTATTTTTTTAACTTATTAATTTTAAATTTAATTTATAATAAAATTGAATTTAAAATTAAGTCTTAATATTATATAAATATTAATGGCCATGATGAATCCTAAAATTACTATTAATTCTGAAGAGAATAACACACTATCATTTACTTTATCTGATACACATCACAGTTTAGCAAATTCACTTAGAAGAATTGTTCTTTCTGAAGTACCTGCTCTTGTATTTCGAACTTTCCCACATGAAGAAAATAAAGTTGACATCACTGTTAATACCACTCGACTAAATAACGAAATTATTAAACAGCGAATCGGATGTATTCCTATTCATATTACTGATGTTGATTTCCCATATCAAGAATATGCTATTGAATGTGATATGAAAAATGAATCTGATACTATTCAATTATGTACTACTGAATCTTTAAAAATTAAAAATATTCAAACTGATAAATATTTATCTTCTACTGCTACTAAAGAAATCTTTCCTCCAGATCCTATTACAGGAGATTATATCCCTATTACTAGATTAAGACCTAAATTGTCCGAGTCTATAGATGGCGAACATATTCAATTTACTGCTACTATAGATATTTGTACAGCTAAAATTGACGGTATGTATAATATAGCATCTACATGTGCATATGCTAATACACCCGATCCCATTAAAGCCAATGATGTATGGAACGATCAAAAAAACCAATTACAAAAATCTGGTATGAGTGAAGAAGAAATCCAATTTGAACATAGTAATTGGCTTCTATTGGATGGAAAAAGAATTACTATTCCTAATAGTTTTGATTTTATTGTAGAAAGTGTAGGAGTATTTAGTAATATGGATATTATTTACAAATCATGTGACATCATGATTAATAAATGTAAAATGTTTATTTCAAATATTTCAAAAGACAATATTAAAATTGAAATTAATGAAAATTCTACTCTTGAGAATGAATTCATCATTAATATTCCCAATGAAGATTATACTCTTGGAAACTCTATTGTATATTTTATGTATGAAAATTATTTCAAAAAAGACAAATTGACTTTTGTTGGATTTAAAGTTCCTCATCCACATATTCCCAATGGCGTTATTCGTATGGCTTTCCCTGATTCATCTAGTGATAGTTCTGATGTATCTCAATACCTTGCCGAATCAGCTGAGAATGTCATCTCAGTGTTTAAAATTATCCAATCTAATTTTAAACCTTAATATGTATTAATATAAATATTTCAAATAAAAAATAAAATTATTAATTTATTTTTTATTTAACATCACTATTAGATGGCATATTCTTATTATTTTTATATCTATTGATCTTCTTGCACATCAGTATTTATTCTATTTTCCTCCACAAACTTTTTTCTTAAATCATAGTTCATTACAAACATAATTTTTGCTGGATGAACCTTATTAATATAATTAATAACAACTTCTTTTGTAATATATTTATTCTCTGGTCTCAACTCTTTAAGAAATACTTCGTGATGTAATACATACATATGTGTTTTATATTTATCAGGAAATGTTTTTAGCTCTGCTTCCTTCTTTACATAACACCTTTTATAATTATTAAACAATTGATTAGTATAATCATGCATTGCCGAACGAAATTCTTCAAATGGTTTCTTATGTTCCGGATAATATTGTAAATACTCCTTTACTTTTCCACTCTGTCTCAATACTAAATATTGATATTGAAGCTTCGGTTGATTACCACGAAGGTGACGAACATGTTCATAGTTTGGATTTCTAAATTTATATCTTTCACCATCGTCTGTCTTAATTACGACACCTTGAATATGATAAGATGTATTCATAGATGCACATGTTTCTTTACATTGTTGTAAAGCTTCATTACTTGTTATAACTGATTGATTAGGAGTTTTAATTTTATCACATACTCCTTCTAGTAAATTCATTTTTCTAAAGTCAATTATCTTTACAGTAGTATATTCTACTATCTGAAATACATCGGTTAAATATAACTTCATCTCTGAAATAGATTTTACAATTCTATTGTTGGGATGTTGCATTACAAAACTATAAATATAATCCTTATTTAAACTCTCGTTGTTTTTATAATCAAATCCAATACTCATACATACTTCATCAAACATTTTTCTAAAGGTTATGTCCTTATTGAAACCATTTTCCATGTAAAAACACATATCTCCCCCTACACAACTCCTAGTTGCAATTTGAAAACATTTTCCTTTTTTATCATAAAACATATTTATCATAGTACCTTCAATAAATGCTTCTGCAGTATATGTTTTTCCATTTTCAATTGTTAAATTATCACTAATTAATGATTTGGGTGGTGCAAAACATACAATACTATTATCATCGTCGTCTAAAATAACTGACCTCAGTAAGCCAATTGTTCTTAGCGAATCCACACACATCCACTCTTTATTGTACTTTAGAATATGATAATTACTTCCATTATTACGATCTTTCCATATATTATATTTCAAATTTAGTGATTTCGCCACTTCTTTTCTATTTTCTCTTGAAAACATTAAATCATTGAATTTGGGGATAGAGCTTAAACTATACGACATCTTAGTTATATTATTGTAATTTCTTTAATATATATTTTTAAATCAATTTTTTCGTAATTCATAATAATTTCTACTGTAAATATAAAGTAATGGAATCATGCAACTCTATTTATTCACAATTACGATTAGGAGATATTATTCAAATAATAGCACCATCAAATAAAGAATTAAATGATAATATTTTTATTATTGAATATATCGATGAAACAATTATTAAATTAAAACAACCTAATAATGACGAGACAATCGAATTAAATATTAATTCAGAAGGTAATCTAACGGATGAAAGCATTAAAACTATTGAAATCCTTAATAGGGCAGAATCAAATAGTTATGCTAAGCAAAACAATTTAATACCATCAACATTTGTTACTATATATTTTGGCGGTGATGTACCAGAAACTATTACTGGTGAAATTACCAATTTAGAAGAAGATATGATTGAAATTAAATTAATAGACACCGATGATCTTATTTATATTGATTTTGCTTATAAAGGTCTTCCTAAGGATATTCCTATAGATAAAATTGTTATTCGACCTAAACCAGAATCCCAAGCTACTCAAGAACAACAAGGGGATGCTGATATATCTGGTATGGATGATTCTCAACTAAGCGATGATGACCAGTCTGTAGCATCAGATCTTTTAGAAGAAGATGTTATTGAAATACCAACTACACAAATTAAAACACAAATTAAAGATATGATTTTTGATGCTGATCAAATTATATTTGGTAATGATCTTGAAGAAATTAAGCAAATTAAAGAAGTTCCTGAAGAGAAAAAAAGATACAGTATCGAAACTCAAGTTAGTGAATTATTTGATGAATTAATTTCTACCGTTCCAAGTAATAAAAGAACTGTAAATGTCATGAATAGTATACATAGAGAGATTGAAAGATTTAAACAATTAAGGTCTAATTTCTCTCTATTCGATGACAATGGTAATGCAAATAAACCAAAAACCAAGGGAGCTGATTATAAACCTATTATTGAAAAATTAAAAGAATTAAATTTTAAATTGTCATGGATTATACCTATAGCACAAAATTATAAAAAAATATATGATGTCGAAGATGTATCTGATGATATACCAGATATTATTTCATTAACATTAGCTAGTTCTAGAATAGGTGAATATGATATCAGAGAATTATACAAAACCAATACTGATAATTTTTACACATATATGAGAAAAATGCAACCTTACTTGACACCATTTGATAGTAATAATTCTGGAGATATTTTAACATCCAAACATGTTAAACAAAATATAGATGTTGTTGTTGATAATTTGAATAATTTTTACTCTTCTATTTCAAAAAAAGGTAGTATTTCAAGAAAGAAATTTCTTATTAGTAGATATAACCTGGGCCTTAATAAATTACAAGGTGATAAAAATAAATATTCGCTTGCTCCCATGACTGATAATGATAAAATGAATGTCAAATCATTTATTACATTACCAAAATCAACTATGCAATTTTCAAATATTCATTTACCAAATACAAATATTTATGATAAATCCAATTTAAATTTAAAATATTTAAATTACTGGAAAGTTTTTAGAGAAAATCAAAAGGTTGCTACAACTTTTATAGATAATATCAATTCAAATACTATTGCATTTGACGAAAATAATTATTTAAAGTATACTACCCAATATATTCTCTCTGACGAAAATGATGATCCAGACAAATTAGAAAAGTATTTAAATATTATTACACCTAAAACTAGAGTTCTCTTTAATCTTATTAAAAAATACATAGATGGAAATTTATCCTTTGTATCGGTTGTTAATTATCTACAACCATTTCTCATTTACTTAAATGATATTTCATTTAAACAATATGAAGAAATTATGGAATATATTGAAAATAAAATTCTTGAATACAAACAAGGTTTCATTAAAAAGAGAGATTTATTTTCTAAACTTTCCACCAAATCAAGTAATTATTTCGTTTATGAATCCCTATTATATAAAATTTTAAAGGGAAGACATGATCTTAGCGACTCTGTGTTAGAAGAATATGGTTTTAATTCAGCTGGTGATAATTTATTTAAAGGCAATCTTCAAGATGTTACTGTTTTATCAAATAGTGAAATTATTATTAAGATGATGAATATAGATTATACTAAATTTTATAACACAGCTATTTCTGCACTAAATAACGATTTACTAACACCATTTGATTTTGATGAACTTCTTAATCAAAAAGAAGATGAATTTAATAAAAATATTGAAAAGGAAAAAGCTAGTAATGAATGCAAACAGTATGTATTAACAAAAAGATATATTGATCTAGATGAATTAAATGCTGACAATGGAAATACTGTATATTTTGATAAAAAATATGATCCAACCGTATATGATATTATTAGTGAATATGATAATGAACAAACAACTATGGAACCTGTTGCATTTAAAACATTTTTAATTGATCAATTAATCAAAAATATCGGTCTTAAAAGACCTGATGCTAGATACGAAGCTGTATCTATGATTGAAGGAAAAAGAGCTGTACAAGATGGACAATATGCCGTGTTAGAAGTTGATAATATCGACAGCGTGCAATATTACTATTACAAACGCGAAGAGAATCAATGGATTAGAGATGAAAGTATTCCTGACAATTCTTTCTTTGGAACAAATAAGTTATTCTGCAATATTCAAGATAAATGTATTAAAATTGATAAAACATGTTCTGACCCTTCACTAGCTAGTGAATTAGTTAAGAAAAATCTAGTTACTGAAATGTATAATGAATTTGATGACAATTATAAAGATACTCTTGAACAACATAAGAAAATGATTAATAATAAATTTAAATATCAATCTAGCAGACTAATAAAATTAAAAAGAATCAATAGATATATTTTATATAAATATGAATTAGATCATTTAAAAAGCAGTTTTGATGTTAAAGATGATGATGAACTTATAATATCTCCACATAAAGTAAAATTAAATGCTATATTAGGACAAAGTGACATTATCAAAAAACAAAATAATATAGTAAAATTTGTTACTACATTTACTAGACCTGCAATGGCTGATAAAGATGAAAAACTACATTGGTTATATTGTATTGATACAAATACTCCAATATTACCTACATTTGTATCTAAATTAGCTAGTGTATTTGTATTACAAGGTGACTATATGACAGCTATTAATGATATTAAAACACAACAAGGTATTAATTCTGATGACAAAATTGTTGATAAATATAGTGGATGGCCTATTGAAAAAATAGCATTAAATACAGATGAGGAATATGATACTGCTACTGGTTTTAAAATACAATCAAAAGAATTGTTAGAAATGGATGCAGGAGCAGCATTATTACAAGATGCAACAGTTGATCCCAAAAAAGAAATTACTGAATTATTATCAAATCCAAAAGGAAAAATGATTAATAATGTAATTACAACTGTTACTAATTATATGGGTATTATTATTGATAAATGTCGTGTTGATATAATTAAACATACTTTATTAGCTCTTGATAAAACAGTCGATTCAAAAGAAGTATACGATAAAAAAATTGAAAGTTTTACATCATCAAAAAAGAAACCTAAAACATATGAAGAGGTATTTTACACATCATTGCTTACATTTACTTTATCATACATGGTGCTATTTATTCAAACAGCTATTCCATCCATACAATCTAAAAAAACATTTCCTGGATGTAAAAAATCATTCCATGGATATCCATTAAGTGGTGATGAAGACATTACTAATATTGAATATATTGCTTGTATATCTTCTAATATTAAATCTAGTATTCAACCTTGGAAATCACTTCCAAAAAAACAGGATAAAATTTCGACTTCTATAAAAAAAACACTGGATACTGTTATATTAAAAGAAACAGAAATTCTTGCACTTATTGAACAAAAGAGAAATTATTTATTATTAAATGAAGATGATAATATTCCTATTGAGTTAGATATTAAAAATTGGATTAATTTTTTACCACCATTACAAAATATTACAAATAAAACACCTAATAATTTATCACCCGAATTCAGAACATCATTTTTAGATAATATTAAATCTGGGTCCAAAACCCAATTTGAGCAATACAATATTATCAAATCTAAAGCTATTTACTTTTCAATGGCTATTATACAAGCTATACATAAAATTGTTGAAAAAGAAAAATTATTACTTACTAACAATAGTAACATTCCATTTTTACAAAATGCATGCTGCAATACTGGAGATTATAAAACAATAGATTACTTTATTAATAAAGATAGTAATATTATTAATTATAACAATATTGTTTCATACTTATATGATGTTATTTTTGATATGATAAACATGTCACAACCTACTATGTTATTAGATCCCAAGAATACAAAAATTATATTTCCAGAACTATCTAGTGAATTTTCCGAAAACACTATGTATCGTGCATTTATTGAATATTGTAATTTTAATAGTGATATTCCTATCAGTGATACTTTATTATCTATATGTTTAAATAAACCAGACGATTACGATAAATTTGCATCTCTAGAAGAGAATATTAAATTACTTAAGAAAGAAGGTAAGAATTATTCGACAGAATCTTTTAATGAACTTATAAATATTGTTAATAGAACAAATATAGTCCCATTAGACTTAGTAGATAGGGAAACATCTAACATACATCAAATTAGAGATTTACTTACACACATGATCGATTCAAATGATGAAATTGGTATTGAGTTTTTAACATTGTTTAAAAATACTATTGATTCATATGATATTTCAAAAACCAATGAAGCAGGTGATATTAGAGATTTAAGAAATTACATGGGTAAGCAAATAGATATATACACTAAAACTATTTCAGATTATATTAATAAATATGCCGATAGTAGTCCTACAGAAAAGGCAAATACAATTAATTGTATTACTGGTATTATGGATTTTCATGTTATATCTAGTAATGGAATTATTAATGATAATGATTCTACCTTATATAAAAGTATTACTTTTATCAAAGATGCTATATTTAGTTTTATAAATGTTTTTACAAATATCATTAAAAATAAGGTTGATTATGAAAAGGTTAAAATTCCGACACATTGGAATATATCTGATATACATGTTTCCGATGTCAAATCATTAATAAATCTCTATTACTTACCATTGAAGTCGTATTATGGTGATACAACTATTTTATCGTATCTTAATAAATTTGAACATGATCTACAAAATTTATATAAGCTTATTTCTCATACAAATCTATATGCAAATATTACTACTAACGCTGGCGATGATATTAATTCTATATTAGACAATAGAACTATTAAACAGATGTTTGAGTTATATTTCTTATATATGATTGATCATTTAATTAAACTGACCGACGATTTATCATTTATTGATGAAATTATTTCAACACCAAAAGAAACCGAAGATATTATTACAACTGATGTTGAGCTACAAGAAGATGCTACTGGTGAATTACCAGATATTGATATTACTAGAGGTGAACAAAGAAAAATAAAGGACAAGATTGCTGACTTAATTACTACATTCATGCATATTATTTGCAAATCTAAGAATAAAATAAATTATTCATATGATATGATTAAAGAAAAAATCAATCGGGCCAAGGATAAAGAAAGAAGCGAAATTACAACAACATTAGGTAGAATGGATAAAGAAGCCAGACAAATTGAGAATCTATTTAAAAATCATAGGTTAGAAAGATGGAATAAGGGTTTACAAAAAGGTTTAACTCAATATGTGGCTAAGACATATGATGAAGAAAGAGAAGAAAAGGAAAGAAGAAAAATCATTGAAATGCAATTAGAAAAAGAATTATTAGATCAAACAATTATAGCAGATAGTGAAATACAAGAAAGAGAAGAACAAACTATTGTTGCTGACCGCATTGAAGAGGATGCATATAGTATGTCAGATATACCTGATGATGATGAAATGGGCGAATATGATGATATTTACATGCTAGAACATCAAGATGATAATTAATATATCATAATTTATTTGTTATTTCAGTTTATATAACTGAATTAATATATTTTAAATTATGATATGGATTGAATAGAACATATTCTTCTATATTCATTCTGTATAATAATAGATCTGGAAACCACATACTTTTAGAATCTGATTGATATACACCATTTATATTATCGGGTAGTAAAATACATAAATTTGTAAGCGCACTTTGGTCGAATATATAAAAACTTATTCTGTTATATTTTTCTTTAATAGAAATAGGAATATTAAATAACGATAGTTCATATTTTTGCATACTTTCTGAAAATGATGTTAATTTATTATTTTCATTTTCATTTTCATTTTCAAGTCCCATTACTGTACGATAATATAATATGTCTCTATCTATTTTAGATATTATAGATTTCCCATTTCTCATATTAATTTCCACAAAATTATTATCCAGTAAAAATTTAATCAATAATAAAAATTCATATTGTTCTTTGAATGTTAAATATCCATAGGCAAATGCAAATTCATACCATGATGCTTGTTTATAATTCATATTTAAATAAATATGGTTATATTCATTTTCTTTTGCCTTTTTTAATATTTTCTCTCTGTTATTGTTATTTATTTTAATATATGGAGTAATTTTCTTCTTACTAGTTAAAAATAACTGTTTGAAATATGATTCGTTTTTCTTATCGAAAGTAATTAATCTAGTTTTATTTATGGTTTCCCATTTATATATTTTTGTATCATCGGTTTTATAGTTTCTTGCGACATCTAAAGTACCCAACCATGTTAAATTTTCAGTAATACATCTCTTGTGATATTGTTGTTCAAGTGAATGTGCATGTTTTAAAATTGCATCCCCGTCATATTTTTTTGACGCATATAGTTTATATTTTTTTGGTAATATTTTTAGATTATATTCTTTATGTTTTTTTGTTTTATTTCTATGTTTTCTTGTTTTTTTAATAGTTTTCATTATATAATTTATATAAATATAATAAATAATATTGCTGACTTAAAAAAAGGCACTAGTATATAAATACATAAAATCATCATCGTTTTCGGACAAATGAACAACCTGATTTTTGCATTTCGGAAAATAAGAGGATCGTTTTTATGTAGGCAACACCTCACTACATAGACTGTTTATAAAGGTTAGAAAACATTAATTCTTGTAGGTTCATCAAGGTAATCCCCTTCATATGAAGAGAGAAAATAAGGATGAAAATAAATGGAAATCATTAGATATATGAAGTAAAATGCATTTTTTTGTTTTTTTATATTTGATTTTGGATTTTGAAAAATTACACAAGGTTTTTTTGTGTAGATTTTTGATTTTTGGATATAGAATTGAAAAAAGTTGTAAAAAAGTGATTTAGAGCATAATGCTCTCATTTTCATTTCAAATTATTTTTATTTGTTATGATAAAAATATTTTCATTTTTGAGAAAGTATTTAGAGATAAATATGTGATGCTATATATATGCTATATAATGCTATACCAGAAAGTTCCAAAAAGTTCCATTGTGAAACATGCCTATATTCATGTAGTAGAAAAAGTCAATACGATAGACACATATCCACTACAAAACATCAAAATGCTATAAAAATGCTACAAAATGCTATATTTTCGGACCCAAAAAGTTCCTCATCTAAACTAGGTGCAAAACATTATTATAATTGTATGTGTGGTAAGAAGTTCAGTCACAATAGTTCTTATTATAGACATAGAATCAACTGCTACAAATATCAAACGAATATAAATGATATAGATGGAAAAAGTTCCACTAGTGATGTAGAAGACGCATTGGATAATTATAATTATATAGAAGAACAAAATAAGTCAGAACTAATTGATTATTGCAACACATATAATAACGATAATCAATCGGGATTTAAAGAATTAGTATTATTGCTTCTAAAGGAAAATAAAGAAATTCAAAAGAATTTTGTAAATTTACTTCCACATATCAAGGGAAATAATACAAATACTAATAGTAATAATACGATTCATAATACAACAACAAATAATAATCAGTTTAATGTGAATATGTTCTTGAATGAGCATTGTAAGAACGCAATGAATTTAACCGATTTTATTGATACATTACCACTTACACCTGAAACATTTGACAATACTATAGAAAACGGCTTAACTAAAAGCATTACTACTATGATTACAAATGGATTAAATAATATGGATATTTTAGAAAGGCCGATTCATTGTACTGATCCGGCTAGAAAAACAATGTACATAAAAGATAATAATGTTTGGGAGAAAGATAAAGAATTAAATTTATTATTAAATGGTATTACAAAAGTAGCTTTAAAACAGCGATCAAACATATCAAAATGGCAAGATGCAAATAACGGATGGGCAACAGACGATGATTTACAAACAAAAATGACAAATCTGGTTTTTAATTCTATGACTCAAATAGAAAAGGATGACAAGGAAACCAATAAAATAATAAGAGCAATCAGTAAAAATACATACTTATCCAGTGAAATAAAAGATCAATATAAATAATATTTTGACAAGTTATATTATATGATATTACAATTGGAAATTTTATTTGGGAAGTTGGGTAAAATGGAAAAGTTTTATAAATTAATGCTATTAGTAATTATATTTTCATTTATTTTAATGTTGTTTCCAAATTCTGATTTCACAGGATTAGATAAAATTGAAAAGCAAATTACAGGGACGCTTACATCAGAAGATATAGATGAAACTATACACCTAAATATACATGATTTATTTGATAGATTTTATTTTTCTCTAATAACAGCAGTTGGTATAGGATATGGTGATATTGTACCGAGGACATTTAGGTTAAGATTTGCAAATGCCGTATTTATATTTTTTGTAATATATTTAACATTACTTTAACTTGAATAAATAAATGATAATTTATTATTTATTTATTAAATATTTACATTTGATTTGTTGAACCTACGCACATAGAGTATAATAATCTATTAATAAAATATGTTAGGAAAGTAGGTAATGCAACTAATATAATATTGAAAATACCATCTTTTTTCTTATCAAATAAAAGAGTATATAAACCAGCTAATAGTATATACATAAGAATGATAAAGTTAATAACAGATAAGTAAAAGAAATAGTCACAGTAGACTCTTCCTAAAGGAGCAAAGGGTTTTGAGAAAAAATCATTTTGTTGATTCATTTATATTTTATGTAAATAAAATAAAATTTATTTTTGTTGAAATATTATATATAATGAATAACGCATTTATCAGAAAAAATATAAATACATTTTCAATAATTATATTTTTATTATCATTTATTACATTAAATTATTTTAAACCAGGATTTCTATATAATTCCGATGGAAGTATTAGAACATTTGGTTTAGGACATAAAAGAAAAACAATATTACCAGTTTGGTTGATAAGTATAGTTTTAGGAATAATGTCTTATTTGGCTGTATTATATTATATTACCATTCCAAAGTTTAGATAAATAATTTACTCATATGTTTTGTAAACTATTTGACTATCTGATTTTTTCTGTTTATCATCACTAATTTGTTTTTCTTTTTCTAAATATTCATCGTGTCTTTTTTGCATTTCTTCTACTGATTGACTACAACCAGAATTAACAATAGAATTATAACTGACAGATGTTACTAAAACCCCAGTTAGTGCATACCACATAAACTCGGCAATTTCTGTTTTTAACTTAATATATCCCATTAAATCTTTATAATGTGTATCACTAACACCTTGCTTTAATAGACCCCCTTTTGACATGTTTTCCCACCATAATGGGAGATTTGTTAAAGTCATAGAATTAATTAAAAGTGATTTATCTTCATATACATTATTAATAGCTGTAAGCATATCTGCTTGTTTTGGTCCTAAATTTAGGGTTTTCCTGTCTTTTAAAATGCTTTTGAATAGCGAATTTACACCAGTCACATATGCAAAAAAGTAACCAACAGTATTAGAAAAGGGTGACAACCATTGGGGGAATACATATAATAATAAATTAACACTACCAAAAATGAATACCCATGGTATTAATGTTGTTCGTAGTGCAGTACCATATTGAGTAGATCCACAAATTTCATTGGTCATTGATACATTTATAAAAAATTGGACAACTATTAAAACTAAAAAGTAAATAATAGTCCATATCTTCATCATAGCTGGAGATTTAGTATAATATTTGAATATAGAATAAGCTAAAGTTAATATTAAAAAAAATATAATTGAAGCACTAGGATCTACGGAAGCCATATAATAAATAGGTATAATTTATTTTGAAAATATAACATTATATTGTAATGGAACGGTTGCAATTTATAAGACCAAGATTAATTGAACCAGGTGTTAAATATTTTATAAATTCAACATTAGAGCAATGTCAAATGTTGAAAGTTAAATATTATAATTTCCTTTATAATTTAGGACTATTAGTTTTATTTGCAGGAATATTATCCATATTTCTATATTACAAATATAAACAAAAGAACGACCGTATTGCCCAACAAGAACAAAAAAGACAACAACAAGAATATATTATTAACAAACTGCGATTTATGCAGGACTATCGAAAAAATCAAGTAAGTAATCTAGTTACAGATTTACCAACATGGCAAAATAATCCCGAAGTTCAATTTTATAATAGAAAAATATTCTCTTAATTTATATGAGTTCTACAGATACTTCAAGAGATATAATGACACGTTCTAAATCATTATCTACCAGTAACGGCCCTGATACTATTACTGGTGATGAACCAGAAACCCAAGATACATTTGATGATGTGTTTGAAAAAATAGATGAATATTATAAATTAAAACGAAAATATGAAAGTACTCTTTCGGATAAAAAAAATAATATTCTTAAAAATGATGAACTAAATATGAAACAAAAGCGCGATAAATTTGAAAAGCTTAAAATAAGATGTATCAATTGTGAAAAACCGGTTAATACTATTTTTTCTATTAATGATGGTGTTTTATCTGCAATTTGTGGATCTAAAACAAACCCATGCAATTTAAATATTAAGCTAAATAGGGGCAAGTTTATAGATATACGAGAATTAATTAGTGTATTTCAAAATAGCGTTGATGATATAAAAGACTCTATTATTACTACTAAACTAGATTTATTGTTTGGATTTAATACAGAAGATGAAACCCTAGTAAAGTTCAAAGAATTAAAGGGGGAATTAACTAATGATCTAGAAACATTGGCTCAAGATAAAGTTAAATATATTAATATTGTTGGTAATTTAAATAATAAACCATTATTGTCTTCTAATATGACAATATTTTACCAATTAGTATCTACTATTAAAAATTCAATTAAAGAATATAATGAATCGGGAAATATTAATTTAATTAAAGATGTAATTTCTCTCTATCGAACAGATTTGAAACCTATTTTAGAAAAGATTTCATCCCTTACATATAAAGAAAGATCTGTCGAAGTAGATACAGACAATAATAAATTTTATTTGCATAGAAAACCATACTTATTATCGGATCTATTAGTACCATTTTCCAATCCAGAAATAGAATCATTTGAAATAGGTAGAGTAACCACCTCCTCTACAACTGGAAAGAAAGTGATACAAGAAGATATTGAGGTTGAAATGGATGATGAAGATATATCTTCGCCCAATACTTCTCCTTCGCCATCTATTGATAAATTAACCATTAAAGATGGAATTATTAAATTCGGCGATAAGGTTATTGCAAATAAAACTGAATACAAAAAAAATGCAGAATTACAAACAGAATTACAGAAAGTTACTATTGTAGAAGCAAATGCCAAAAAATATCAATTAGAAATGTTATATGTAGATCCAAATAAACCTGTTTTATTTGCAATAGATACTACTAGTGGACAACTATATATAGTTGAGATATAATGTAGTAGAGAGAAATTATAATTAAAATCTAATAAATTTATATAATGAGATTAATTAATTTTCCTGTATTTATAGTAAGCTTTATATTTGGTATGTTATATGTATATTATACTGCACCGCAAAAAAAACAAATAATAGTTTATCCTACAGATGACAACAAACATTTATTTCAATTTAGAGATAAAATAAATAATTGTTTTGAATTACAACAGTCTATTATAGAATGCAATAAAGATGCAGAAATAATTCCATTACAAATATAGTAATAATATATATTATATGGAATTAAAAAGATTTTTTAATACAGAAACTGGAAAAATAATTATGTCTATACTATTAGGTTTAGGATTAGCAACTATGTTTAGAAAAACTTGTGAAGGAGAAGAATGTTTAGTATTTAAAGCCCCTAATTTAGAAGATATTGACGAAAAAAAATATAAATATGGAAATAAATGTTTCGAGTATAAAATGAATTCTATTATATGCGATAATAAGAAAAAATCTGTTAATTTTGCGTAATTTTTGTATATCAATGAATATATGTATTATATTAGATATGAGTGATACTACTGCTTTAACTGACCTACCTTCAGATCCCCACGTGTCCAGTGGTTCTGAGAATGTAGTTCTTCAAACAACTGAGATGAATGCACCATATTCACCTAATGTTGAAACCTCTTCTGCACCCGCATCTAATATAAATGAGCAAAAAGTAATGAATGAATTTGTATCGGGTATTCAACAAGCAAGTGCTAGTGGTGCGACAGCATTACCTTCTAGAGATATTCCACAAAGCACTGTCCATTTCGCTGATCAAGAAACAAAACCTAATTATGTTCCTGAACAACCAGAACAACAAGATTATATTCAAAATTCAGATAATGAACAGGAAATATTAACTAGAAGAATGAAAAATCAAAATTCAAGAGATTCGTTAGAAATATTATATGATGAATTTCAAATACCTATTATAATTGGATTATTATATTTTATTTTTCAACTACCTGTTGTAAAAAGTAAATTTTTATCGATATTACCATCATTATACAATAAAGACGGAAATCCTAATTTAACCGGATATGTATTAAATAGTTTATTTTTTGGGTCAATGTATTATGTAATATCTAAGCTATTAAATAATTTACAATCCATATAAAAAAATAAAATTGAAATGATATTATTAATTTTAATAAATAATATTATTATTATGGAAAACATTGATTTACACACATTTACTATGGTATATGACTGTATGAATGCTATTAAATTAGCGAATTGTGAAAATACAGTAAAAAGTTTTGACGATCCTAATGGATTTATGTTTGGAGGTCAAAATATTGGTAATCAAATTTCAAAATATATGACTTATAATGGACATAGTGGTTGTTCGTATGCTATTACTATGCGCAATTGTCAATACTATTTAAATAATCCAGTTATTTGGAACTCTGTACTTACTAATTATAGATCAGAAATTGCAAATATGAAAACATACACACCTACTACATGTTGGAATTAAAAATATTAAGTAATAAAAAAAATTGATATAAAAATACTACAATTTAGTTTTTAATATTAAAATATGAATATTTCAAATAAGATGAAAATACATTTACCTAATGTAAATACTGATTTAAATAGATTAACTAAATTTGATGTATTTAAATTAATAAATATATTAAATTCTAACTTTAGTTATAGAAATGATACACGGACAAAAGATACATTACAACATAATGATATAGGAGATATTATTTCAACAAAAATATATGATTGTAGAGTTGCTGGACCGAAAGTAGGATGTAAAAATAGAAAGGTAAAGTTTGTAAGTGTTAAATTTTATTTAAGAGAGGAATATAATTGTCTAGAAATACCATTAAATAAATATAGACAAATATTACATTAAATTTGTGATAAATTAGTAATATTAGAAACATCTTTAAAATATACAACTAATGGATCATTTTTATAGTCATTAATATAATAAATATTTTTTATTCCAGATGCACATAATATTTTCATACAATTAACACATGGATAATGAGTTATATATGCATCACAATTATTTGTACTAACTCCTCTTTTTGCACAATCTGTGATTGCATTTTGTTCAGCATGTACAGTAGCCTGTTCATGATCATTTACTACTTTTGATTCATGTGGAGCTCCTGGTAAAAATCCATTATATCCTTGTGATACAATTCTATTATCTTTTACCAATAAGCATCCCACTTTTAGTCTATCACATGGGGATCGTTTAGATGTAGATATTGTAATTTCTTTAAAATATTCTTGCCATGATGGTCGTTCGGTATTCATTATATTGTATGTAATATAGTATTTAAATTTTAAAAAATATGTAAGTTAATATGTTTTAAAATAAATATATTGACAAGATAATGGCAATAAATACCTTTATAAATTCTTTAATAGATAATATAGATGATAAAAATATTCCAAACGAATTAGATTTGATATTAGATGGTGGAGCATTTAATGGAATTTATATGTTAGGGGGATTATTTTATTTAAAAGAATTAGAGAAGAGAGAAAAGGTTAAAATAAAAAGAATATCAGGATGCAGCGTGGGTGCGATTTTGGGTTTATTATTTATTATTAATAAGTTAGATTTAGCATTAATCGTATGTAATAATTGTTACACACTACTTCGAAAAAAGAGAGATTTGAAAAGTATAGTAAGTAATATTGAAAAATTGTTAAGAGATGAGATTACGGATGAGGATATTCAAAAATTAAATGATACATTTTTTTTAACATATTTTGATGCTTACAAAGGAAAACAAATATTGAAAAAAAAATACAATAGCAAAGATCATTTAATAGATTGCATATTTAAAACAATTCATATACCATATTTATCAGATGGTTCGATGACATACAAAAAAGGATATATTGATGGCGCATTTCCATACATGTTTAAAAAAAAATACAAGGACAGGAAAATGGTATTTTTAAATTTGCAAAGTTTTGATAAAATAAAAAAAATGATAATGATAAAAAATGAAAAGAATATTTACCCAAGAATATTTGAAGGATTATTTGATACACATAAGTTTATAGAAACGCAGAAACCTAATAATATGTGTAGTTATGTAGATGATTGGGGGTTGAAGGATATATTATTATTTAGATTGAGAGAAATAATATATACAATATTAATTTATATATTTAGTTTTGGTCTACATATAGATTATTTAATACCTTCATCATGGAAGAATGAAAGTATTGTAAAAAGGTATATTAATATTTTTAGAAATTTATGGCAAGATATTATGATATATTTAACAATATAAATGAGTATCTTATCTATAATCTAAAAAGGAGATGATTCATAAGGTTGTGTGGTTTTGTATGGGAGAAGACCGCCAAATAAATAGCAATAACATTTGCCGTCATCCATATGATATGAACCAAAGTATCCTTCAGCACAACTGCAAAATGCAGATCCATTTTGTGTTTGTACAGGAGTTTTTGTACAAAAATCCATAGGATAACCATCTTCGATACAACTATTGTATGTAACGAATCCTTCTAGATTAATTTTTGGTAAGAATAATGTAAGTATGAAAACAAATATAGCAATTATAATTTTATAAGTCATATATTTTAGTCAGAGAGAATAAATTAAAATAATTTATTAAATAAGTTTTTCTTAGTTTTCTTAGATTTATTTTTATGTTTTCGTTTGGTGGTAGTTTTTTTAGCCTTATATTCTCTCTTTTCTATTTTATCCATATGTTGTTCGAATGGTATATATCTTAAAAACCAAGATTCATATTCAGTAGTATTTCGTTTACCTTTTAATTCTTTGTATTTTTCAGCTTTTGTATTACGCATTTCTTCTAATGTATGTTGTTTACCATAACAATTGATACTGAATCTTTTAAGTAATCCTTTTTGCTCTAATCTATTTTTTTGTTGAACATCAAATAAGTACTGAGCCATACATAATATGCGATTTTCATCATAATATTCTCGATCGCTAAAATAAAATGCAAAATAGAAACTTAACATAGTATCGATTGTTGCTACTCGAACCGATTTATTTCCTTTTTTTATAACATTGTAACTATGACATGCTAAAGGCTTATAGATGAATGCAACAGTTTCTTCTATATTATTAATTTTGACACGAATAGAATAATGTGGTGCGATTAATTCACCAATACCTTCATGTTTAACAATTTTAATACCTTTATAATCGAAATCTTCTAATCGTTCTTTTAACATAACAGCCGATTGTTCAGGTTCTTCGGATAATACATCAAAGTCCGGTGTTTTTTGAAATAATTTTTGCTGTTTTTTGGGCATATAAGATGAATATAAAAAGCTGGCATATCCACCAAAAAAGACTAATCCTTGATCAATGAATGAATCTCTAACTGCATAATATAAATTTTTCTCATCTTTATCATTATTATTTAATTCAAAATTTCTTGTAAATAATGAAGGATTACAATGTTTACCTCTAAGAGGATAGTTTTTATTTAAAAGAATTAGTCGTTTTAAGACCTTTTCCCATCTACTAATATCACCAGCAGGTCTAGATAATTCTAGATACATATTCATTCTTAAAAAATTAGGAGGGCAATACATAATACCATATACACGAATACCATCTCTCTGTACTCGTTTAAATAACGATTTTTCTAGATATGTAATGTCAGCAACAGGGAGAAAATTAACATATACTTTATATGTACCGTGATGAACGCCAGCCTTTGCCTCAACTTCTTGAAATCCAGCTTTAAAATAAATATCAGCTAATTCTTTGGCATCGTCTAATGCATTAGGTGAATAAAAGTCATAATCTGGTATTTCAATATTTTTATCATAGAATTGATCTTCTAAAGGAAGAATGTTATTAATAGCAGTTCCGCCATAACAAACTAATTTCTTTTTTTTAAGAAACTCTTCTAATATACCAATAATTTGTTTAACATCAGGGTCACTTACAGTCTGTTTACCCTTTCTTTTTTCAGCAATATCGACAGCATTTCTAAGTATTTCAACCTCCTTTTCTTCTAATGTAGGTTTTTCTTTACAATACGACATTATATATAATATTATTAGAGAAAGTATTATATATAAAATTTAAATACTAAATACTAAATGTGTAATAGTCAGTACTAGTTTTTCTACTGGTAAATGAGTTTTCAGGCTTTTGTGGAGTAGGATTTGGTATAGTAACAGGTACATACCTTAAATTTTCAGGTTTCAATACAAATGCATGACCAACTTTATCAAAAAATAAATCGTAATATTCCATATTAGAATCAAAATTTTGGAAACACATACCAACCCACTGACATCCGTATTTAAAATTTAATGACGCTTGAGGATTCTCAGCATATGGACTTAAATCAGGCATAGACATAGTCATATTTTTTTTATTATATGTAATTAATTCCTGACTATCTGGTGTATATTTAACATCATATTCTCTAGATGCTCTCAAGAATACGGAATTAGAAGCAATATTTACATATTCATCTAATGGTGTAGTTGAAAACATAGGGTTAGATCGATCAATAGATATAATAACTTTACCGGCAAAAATTTTTAGAGGAATAGCTCCTAAATTATGTCCATAATACTCATAACTATACTCTTTATCTAAAATTCTATTTTCTAAAGTATTTAAAATAGTGTCAGCCATAACCTTATATATTTTTTCATTTGAACTTTGAATTCTAAAATGAAGAACTAATGGGTCGTTCGGATTAGGACATGATCCACCACTAAAAGCATAACTATTAACAATATTCATAGCATCTTTGAAATCGATATAATTATAGGTTTCTTTGACATGATAATCATTAATTGAAGATGTTGCAATAACAGGTTTATCATTTATGGAATAAATTTCAAAATCTAAAACCCTAGCTCCTTGATTTATACATGTCTTTAATGCACAAATATTAACAAAATCATTTTTAAATTGACCGGAACAGCAACAATTATATGCAGTTTTTACATAATAATCGCGTAAATTGTATTTGTAAGAGTCATCATTATAATTGATAGATGATATAGTAGGAAATGACTTATAAATTTTTTTTAGTTTGTCGCAATTAGCGTCATTTAATCTCATTTTAGTAACTGCATATCCAATTATTCCAATAGTTAAAATAATAATTAAACCATAAGCCATATATTTAATCATTTTTGCTTTATGTTGTTCTAAGCTTAATTTCGAAAACATTTTTTTAGCTTGTTCCATTATACTTATATTAAGTTATGAAAAAATAATTAATTGTTAATGTCTAAATAAAATATTATTTAATGCAATAAAAAGTTAAATAATATTGTATGATAAATATATATGCCAGGAGGTTTATTAAATATTGTTGCTTATGGAAATCAAAATGTATATTTAAATGGAAATCCATCAAAAACCTTTTTTAAAACAACATATAAAAAGTATACTAATTTTGGAATGCAAAAATTTCGTATAGATTTTGATGGACAGAGATCATTGAGATTGACAGAATCATCTAAATTTACATTTAGAATGAAACGGTATGCTGAATTATTAATGGATACATATTTAGTAGTGCAATTGCCTACAATATGGAGTCCAGTTATTCCCCCATCCGATTGTTCTCATAATTGGGCCCCTTACGAGTTTAAATGGATAGATAATCTAGGTACACAAATGATAGAAGAGATTGAAATAAGTGTAGGTGGACAAACATTAAATAAATATACAGGCGAATATTTATTAGCAATGGTTCAACGTGATTTTACAGGTGAGAAGAAACACTTATATGATAATATGACTGGAAATGTTCCAGAATTGAATGATCCTGGTAATGCATATGGACGTATGAATGCATATCCCACTGCGTATTATAGTAAATTTCAACAAGGACCTGAACCATCTATAAGAGCAAGAAAGTTATACATTCCAATAAATTTTTGGTTTACATTAGCTGCTAAAATGGCCTTTCCATTAGTTGCATTACAATATAATGAATTAGAAATTAATGTTACACTAAGACCTATTAATGAATTATTTGTTATTAGAGATGTAGAAGATACTGAAAATCTGTTTCCACATATTCAGAGTAATCAAAATATAGCATTACAACAATTCTATAGATTTTTACAACCACCACCAGATATTTCATTAAATACAACATCATCGTATAGCGATAAAAGAACAAATTGGAATGCCGACATTCATTTAATATCTACTTATGGATTTTTAACAGATGAAGAGTCTAAAATATTTGCTGCAAAAGAGCAGAAATATTTATTTAAATCTATATACGAATGGAAATATTTTAATGTAACTGGTAATCAAAAAGTTAAATTAGATAGTACTATGGGAATGGTTTCCTCTTGGATGTGGTATTTTCAAAGGAGTGATATTGATTTAAGAAATGAATGGAGTAATTATACTAATTGGCCATATAGTAATACTATTCCACAACAAGTTGATTTTGGTGACATGATCGGTGATGTAAAATTGCCTTGTAATCCGGTTACACTTGCTGGTTTTGGTCCAGGGTTAAATCCAAGTAATATGGAATATAGCGGTATTACTACTACAGGAAATTATAATGTACAAAATCAAAAAGATATTCTTATGAGTTTAGGTATATTATTGGATGGAAAATATAGAGAAAATAATATGGATTCAGGAATTTACAATTATATTGAAAAGTATACTAGAACTAATGGAAATGCCCCGAATGGATTATATAATTACAGTTTCGCAATCTACAATGATCCATTTGACTTTCAACCATCAGGAGCTATGAACTTAAGCAAATTCAATGATATTCAATTTGAATTTACTACATATGTCCCACCTTTAGATGCATCAGCTCAATTTTATACTATATGTGACCCATCTTCTGGTGCTATTGTTGGTGTAAATAAACCTTCGTGGAGAATATTTGATTACAATTATAATTTAACAATTCACGAAGAAAGATATAATATATTAACATTTGTTGGCGGAAATTGTGGATTAATGTATGCTAGATAAAATATATTTTAATTTATTATTTAATAAAAATATATTTCCTATTATCGCAACATACTATTTCCTACTCCAGATAAACCTGTTTTTCTTGTAGATGTATATTCAATCTCTCTTCCTCTTGAAACATCATTAGATTGTTTTGGCGTATTTGTATTATTTAACGCACAATTTAAACCCTTGTATGGATCGGCTGTCCATGCATTATTAGCGGAATAAACACCACAGTCAGAAAACATTCCAGTAGCACTTTTTCTGCAATCATAATTTACGGTAAAATTATATTTATTAGGATATTCAAATTCGGTTGTTGGTAAAGGATACTTTTCCTTTAATACATTCGGAAAATCACCCATAGAGTGTTCGGAATCAGTTTCCTTATATGGTTCGGGATTAGATGCTTTCAAATTATCTATTGTTTTACTATTATATCCATTGCTTATAACTGTTAGTTGTGTAGCTTCTAATAATTTTTTATCAGTAGTTCCAATTGGTATTGAATTAGGTTGTTGTATAATCCTATTTACATCAAGAGGGGTAAAATTCTCTTTAATTACAGATGGAAATAGTAAATTTTTTTGAAATTTGTATTGTTGATACAATAAATATATAAATACTATTACTCCAAATATCAAAATTATATTATCAAACATTATATAAATTATAAAAATATTTAATTTATACAATAAATATACACGTACTTCTTAGTCCCTAAATAATCGACTACTTTTTTGTCCCTTTATTTTTTGTTATGATTAGATTTTCTTCTAGAACCTTTATGTTTTCTTATAGATTTAATCTTTTTTGTTTTTTTCCTTTTTGTTTTTTTCCTTTTTGCATTCCTTTTTCTTTTTCCGCCTGTAATCGGTTGACTTCTGTTTATGCGTTTTGATCGCTCAACCATTTTAGCAAATTTATCTTTACATTCTATGATGGGTGGTTGGTTATATTTAAAATGAAAATAGTGGTCAGCGAAAAAACTATATTGTGCATTAGGCATATCACAAAACAGATGCTCTAATGCTTTATATTTTTCAACTAATACATCTCTACCATAAATATTATCTAAATTATTATTAAAATAGTCAGCGAATATATTTCGATCAATACTATAGTAAAAATGATTTGCCATTACTATATTACTTATAATTGAAATATTTTCAACATTGTCTCGATTTTTTAGTAATGTAGAAAAATCTTGACACCAATCACCATCCCAATCAATTAATCGTACTTCTAATGTATCTTTATTTATTACACAATTTTGTGGTTTTATATCAAAACAAATAATTCCCAACAGTTTATGTGACTGATTTAGTAAATCGATTAGCTGAGAGGCGATATATTTATCATTTCCTGTCAATGAAGATTTATTATCATACTCAGATAATATAGCATTATAGTAGGTATATAAATCCATGTCATACCCTTGACTAATCATACATAAATATACTGATATTCCTTCTGGATTCTCTTCTTTAACATATCCATAATAAAATAACATTGGAGATAAATTATTATTAGATGCATTTATCCAATTATATTTTGATTGTTTCATTTCAGATATATCTCTTTCATTTAATTTTTCATCTGCGCTTTCCCCTGGGCTATAAATAGTATATATTGCATCTATGGCTATTCTAAGTGATAATTTACTATTATCAGGACCAGTATATGTATATACCTTATTAGCTGAACCTTTTCCTTTGTCAGTTAGTTTAAAATCACTTGGTATAAATGTTGTCCGCACTTCATCAAATGTCGGCATATCTGTTATAGGTGTGTTGTATTCATTTGAAGCAATAGGCGGATTACTCATAGCATCATGTGCTATTTTACTTAAAGTTAATCCCCCGCCTTTTTTATTGTTGATAGGAATAAGTTTCATTATATAATAATAATTTATTTTTTTTATATACTGGCTATTTCTACACCAATATCAACCATTTCATCCACCTCAGATTCAACATCAGATGTTTTTTTTCCTTTTCGTGTTCCCCCTTTTCTTGTATACGATTTTTTCCCCTTTCGCGTTTTATTTTTTTTTATGTATGATTTTTTATCCTTTTTTGTATACGATTTTTTGCTTTTACTTTTAGATATTAATTTATCTTTGTAAGTAGATTTACAATGTTCATATAATCTATTATCTGTTATATAATTTTCTATTCCAGGCGTAGTTAATTTTTGAATATTATTTATAGATGAGTAGTAAACATCTAATTCTTCTCTAACTCTATTTCCTGCATAAGCTTTATAAGATTCTGGTACTAAATGTTTAGGTAAAAACAATATTTGTTTCATTATTAGTTTTTTTAATCCTTCAAATTTACTAGCATTATAATCATGTTTTATATAACCTTCAATCTGTTTTTTGGAAATCTTTTTTTCATTAAAGTAGTTAGATACTTCTTTTGGAAATTTAAAATTAGCTTGTTCTAATAAACTTTTCAAATCAATACTTTTATAAACATAATTATCAGATTGATTAATACCAATTAATTTATCGGAAAAAATATCATAACATATAGTTTTACAATCAAATAATAATTTTAATGAGTTAGTCCAATGACCTTTTACACGTTTTATAACAACATCAATACTATTAGATAAAAAAATATTATTAAACGACTTTTTTTTAAAGTAATCTTTCAATGAGTGTAATGTTTCAATATGCGATTTAACCTTTTTTCCTAATTTTATTTCATTATCATTTACGACAAATTTAATATTAGGCGATACTTTATATTCTTTATTAATATAAGTTACTAAATTGTCTAACATTTTTATTCTATCCGATTCTTCTACGCATCTAACCCATGGTTTATTATAATATTTATTTGTAGGGACAAAATGAAATTCTATTTTATGATTAGGATATTTAGTTGCAATATATGATGATATATTATAAGCTAATTTACCAGTTGCTCTTGTTGGTGGTGAAAATACTCCACCATCCCATATATATATTGTTTGGTGTTTTGACATAAATACTTATATTATATGAATAATTTATTATTGTATATATTAAATTATTTGTTAAATATATATATATATAATGAGTTCTACTGATGAAACTGATAAAAATAAAGATACAACAACTGAGAAAAAGAATAATTTTGGAAAATTTATAGGTGGTGTTATACAAGCATTTATTTCTATGATTTTAATTGGACTGCTTGGAGCAAATTTTGTATATTTAACAAGAATTGATACAGATTTATTTTTCCCAACTGATCCAACTCAGAGACCATATACTGATAAAAATAAAAAGGGTAATTTATTACCTCCATTATTTGGAAAAAATGCAGGTGATGTTGCAATGGTAATGAAAGGGGGAAAGGGACCAGGTGGGTGTGGTGAATCAATTGATATAACAAAAAGTTCATTATTACAAAATAAGTATTTTAGAGGAACATTTGATTATGGATTTCCATATAGTATGAATACATCAGAAGATACAGTGGGTGGATTTTTCACAAGTTGGTTTTCTAATAAGGTAGAATATTCCTATATATGGCTTCGAACCGTGGAAAAGGCAATAATTAATTTTTCTGAATCATTTTGTGCACTTACCCCTGAAAAAGCAAAGGATATAGTCCCGTTTATTTTAGGCCCTTTAATTATACAACTTATTTTTGGAATAACCACTTTTTGGTTTATTCCCGGATTAGTAAGTGCATTTTGGAATGAACAATCTGGAAATAGTAATGATAAATGGAAGTTAGTATTTTCCGGATTTGGATTGATGTTTGGATGGACATGGGCTACTGTAATAGGAACATCGTTTGTTCAAATATTTTCTGCAATGTTTAAGTTTATTTTACTACCATTAGTAATGAACGCAAAAGATATTATAAATATAATGGGTCGTCCATTTAATGCATGGTGGTTAAAAATAATATTTTTAAGTATGGTTATGGCTTCTGCATTTAAAAATCTAGATTTAATTATTGCTATTATAATGTTAATTGTATTCATACCACATTTCATTCCTCCTGGAATGAATCCAATGAAAAAAAAGGCAACACCTTAATAAAAACATATTGTAAATTATAATATAAATAGTTAGTTATATTATAATTTAAAAATGGGAAAGAAAAATAATAAAAAGGGAAATAAAAGTAAGGGAAATAACACTAATAAGACCAATAACGCTAATCACACCAATAACGCTAATAAGACTAATAACACTAATAGTACATTGCCTTTTGTAAGTGTTTGTACACCAACTTATAACAGAAGACCTTTTATAGAAGGTATGATAAAATGTTTTGATCATCAAGATTATCCAAAAGATAAAATGGAATGGATTATCATCGACGATGGTACAGATAAAATAGAAGAATTAGTAAAGGATCATCCAAATGTAAAATATTTTAGTTATGAAAATAAAATGAGTTTGGGTAAGAAAAGAAATCTAATGCACGAAAAAAGTAAGGGTGACATTTTAGTTTATATGGATGATGATGATTATTATCCTCCTCAACGTGTAAGTCATGCAGTTGAAAAACTACAGGGTGATAAAGAGGCCTTATGTGCTGGATCAAGTGAGATATATATTTATTTCAAACATATTGATAAGATGTATCAATTTGGACCATATGGAGAAAAACATGCAACTGCTGGAACATTTGCATTTAAAAGAAAATTAATTGAGAATAAGTATGATAATGAAGCATGTTTAGCTGAGGAAAAATCATTTTTAAAGGATTATACAGTTCCTTTTGTACAATTAGATCCAAAAAAGGTCATTTTAGTATTTTCACATGAACATAATACATTTGATAAACGAAAATTGCTAGAAAATCCACATCCACAATTTGTAAAACAATCTGATAAAAAGGTTTCTGATTTTGTCAAAGAAGACGAGTTAATAAATTTTTACATGAATATCAATTCTAAATTGGTAGACTATGCACCTGGAGAACCAAAAATGAAGCCAGATGTATTACAACAAATGGTAAAAATCGAAGAAACAAGAAGAAAACATGCAGAATCAATGATGATGCAACAAGGTGCAGGTGGTCAAATAATGATTCATGGACAAGATGGAAAGCCTGTACCATTAAATAATCAACAAATAGTTGAAATAATGAAAAAACAACAACAACAATTACAAATGCAGCAACAACAATTAATGCAAATAAAAGCAGCATATGAAAAATTAGCTAGAGACCATATGACAGTAAAAGAAGAATTGACAACCAATACTAAAACTATAACCGAATTACAAAAAATTAATACTCAATTATTATTAAAAAATATGAATGGAGAATCTTCTTAAACAATTAACTAATACTATCATTATCAATTATATAATCATAACAATTTTCACAATAACCATTATTATTATATAATTCTATACAATTGTTGCAAAGTTGTTTGTAGCATTTATAACAATTGCCGTATACATTTGTATGATTTACCCAATATCCACAATCATAACAATGAAAATTACAATATTCGGGCAATATAACTGGTTTATCATTTACTAGTTGTTCTTTATAAATTTTAGAAATACAATCATTATTTATATCAATATATTTAAAACTATGGTCATTTATATCAATTATTAAAATATCACTTCTTTTATGATTATACAACCATTCGATTGGAATGATATTATCATTTTTAAATATATAATTATATATTGGGTTAATCAATAAAAACATAATTTACTATAATAAATTATGTTTAAATAAAATATATAATATCAATTGTATACATCCTTGAATATTTATAATACACCTGTTATAGAGTCATCATCTTCTACGTCAGTTTCATTAATATTACATTGTGAATGTTTGTCAATATATCTATATATTCTATTAATATCTAGTTTATTAATTTCATAATTTTCTAGATAAGACAATATTTCTTCTTCATTTTTTTCATTTCTTAAATTGCAAAAGAATGCAAATAGATCCTTTTGATCCATGTTTAATGTAAAACATAAATTTTGAATAAATAAATAATTATTATATTCAGTACTATATTTTGTTAGAACTTTTGTAAATCTTACTTCACTGGGATTAAACTTTGGTTTTTTTTTGAAATGTTCGTGATACAATTTATTATTATAAAATGTTTTTGTAAGTGATGACATCTCATTAAATTGCCATATTTGTTTTTGGAAAGTAATTCTATCTATATAATCAGAAAAACATATATTCTCTAAAATATCGTTATAAAATGGTATGGATTCTTTATTTGGAAATTTACCTAACACATCAACTATATTTTCATGCCATAATAATGCGACAATTGTTCGATCAGTTTCATTCATGATGTGATTATGTTTGTCTAATGGCGATGAATTATTAATTAAATTTTGCGTTATTTTTTTACTATCTTCATTATAAGTTTTTGGTTGAAAAATATTTTGAATAATTTCATTATTTAATAAAATATTTTGTTTATTATAAATTCCCATAATAGAGGCTAATTTTCTTAAATCTCCTTGTATATAATTTAATAGATTGGATTTTACATTTACTTCTACAGACGGCATTAACATAGTTAATAATGTGTCCATTTGTTTATTTGTAGGATTTTTTAGTTCATAAGTATCACATACTTTTATTAATTCTTTAATTTTTTTATCTATATGATAATTTCCAATACATATAATAGGATTTAATGTGATTTCTTCCAATTTCTGTTTTTTTGTTTTTTTTGGTCTAATTAATTTAATTAAAGAATTTATACCTCCTTTATCGCCATTATTCATACCATCTATTTCATCCATAATGATTGCTATTTTTTTTACATTTTTTTGTAGCATTGATAATACATTTCTATCAGACATATTATGCTTTGTAATAGTTTCTACACTTAACTTATTTCGAATATCACCCGCATCATACTTAATAATATCATAGTTAATCTCTTTTAATAGTTTTTCAACAAATGCAGTTTTTCCTGTGCCTGGATTTCCATATATATATATTCCTCGCTTACATAATAGATTATGCTTATTCGTTTCAAATTCTATTAGAAAGCTTTTTATTTTATCACATATCGTATTTCTATCTAATATCTCATTTATGTTTATTAGCTCCATATTATATTTTTATATAATTTGTTTTTATGTTTATTTTTATTAAACTTGTTATTTTCAGATATTTCGTTTAATATCTCTCTGCATTTATTGCATTTATTTTTAACAGATACAAATTCTAAGAGAGAAAATAAATTATTAAAACTATTATTTTCAAAATAAAACTTTTTTTTATAAAACCATTTTGATGTATTTTCTCTCTCTAGATGCTTATTTAAAAGTGTATACATATTATTTTTGACAATGTTTATAAAAAATTTATCTTTATATTTATCCTTTATTTTAACATCCTTTTCCACCAATTTATAATGCCTTTTATTTAATAACATCTTATCTTGAATTGGTAAATATGACAATATATAAGAAACCAAATTTTTTTTCTGTGTCATCATTTTGTATTTTACTGGTAAATAACTGTATATTATACCTAATACATCATTATTTAATATTACCATTATTAAATAATGAGATTATTTTTTAAGCATTTCCATAGTCACTTATGACACCTGTTTTCCTAAGATCGCTTGATTGATAATTAAGATGATGAAGATGATGTATCACACACATCAGGATTATTGGTAATTCCATCCCATGTTAGGTCACATCCTGTTGCCCATTTGTTTTTTCTACAGTCACCAGTACTACCATCCCATTGATCGCCAGTAAAATCCATAGTTTTAGAACACGAAGATTTTCCTAAATTTTTAATATTATAACAAGTTTGAGAACTAGCAATTTCATCAGAACTAGCACTAGGATTAGTAACAGAGGTTTGTTTATCAATCCAATAATCAGGACATTCAGAGACAACGGGAGGAAATGTAGAAGAGTATTTACCCTTATATAGGACTGAACCTATGAATATCAACATTATAATAAATATAACGATTGCAACCATTAATACAATTTTTTGAAAATTAGACGCCATTATATAAATTAAATGTATATAATTTTTTATAATTAATTATATATATAATGAATTGTACATCTACAAATGGAAGAATTGATATTTCAGGACCTAATATGAACCAATTTGATTTATTCGATAAAATACCAACCGATACAGGTGCATCTACATTTCATGATGCAATGATTGGAAATTTTACAGAAAGTAATTTATCAAGGGCATATTTCTCTAAAGATAATATTCAAATTATACAAAATGGAATAAGAGCTGGAGTATATGAATTATCAAATAAACAATATATTGTTGGTAATCAAAACTATGATACTCTTAAAATTATTATGAGAAGTGTCTTTTTACAAAGTTCTACAAACTTACCTAATCAAATTACACAACAAATTCAAGCATTGAATGATTTAGTAGTTGAATATTGTGTTAAGCAAGTATTTAGTGAGGCACAATCTTACATCACATACAAAAAAGATGTAAGCACAATGTACACACCAATTGATAGACCTACACAACCCGATTTTAATAACAAAACTTTAGAACTAAAACACTTTTTTTAATTTAGCAAAGTAAAAAATTTATAATATTTATATTCTATTTAAGTAACTATTATTTCTTTTTCTTAATTTTAAGTTTCATCTTCAGAGGAACATCTAAACATTGTTTCAATTCTTCTAATTCTTTCATCCACATGTCCTCAATCATAGTTCCTTGAACTTCAACAAGTTCCTTTGATTTATTGTCACGATCTTTCAATAATCTATCGGCATTTTCTTCAGATACACTATCCATAGTCATTTTCAGTAGATATTTGTAATCTGTATCATTATCTAATACATCGAACTTTTTGTCAACTAATAAAGATAGGATTTCCTCTTTCTTTTTTCTACGCAAATCAATAGTACCGTTCAAAGTTTCCTGAATATATCTAGCTTTATTAGATAATAACTTGAACTCTTTTTCGAGACTATCAATGATATGGTCCTTTCTCTTTTGATAATATTTCAATCTTACTGGGTAGAATCCATCAATGATTTCTTTTTCATTATCAAATTTCATCAGTTTTTCCTCCTCATTAAACAAATGCATGTTATTAGTACTTAAACTTGTATATAATTTTAACATTTTCTCTAAATTATTATAGTTATTTGAACCATCAGTCTTTTCATCGATTGTTTCGTTAAATGTAATCTCAATATCTACACGAGTATCTGTACTCATATCATTATAATCTTTTACAAATGCCTTACCCTTTTTATTTTTATCTGCCTCCATTAAATTCTCAATATGTTGTTTGAAATCATCTGTCCAATAACCAATTGGTAATTCAACTACTCTAATTTTTTTATCGTTCATTTTCTCATATTTACCCTTTACAATATATTTGTTATTTTCAATTTTGTCACAAGAACCTGTAAAGCCTTTATACGATGGAGTGAATTCAATATCATCGGTTGACTCCTTTTTTAATTTTGATTGAATATACTGAATTAATGTGGATACAGAGTACGATAATACATCTGTACTAAATCCGGTTCCAATACCCTTACCTCCATTTACTAGAATCATAGGAATAATTGGGACATAAAACATTGGTTCTACTGGAAAACCGTCATCCTCTAAATAATCAAGAATAGCGTCATCTTCCTTTCTGAAAATATATCTTGTCACTGAGCTCAATTGAGTAAAGATATATCTTTCACTCGCTGAATCCTTTCCACCTTGTAATCTGGTTCCAAATTGCCCATTTGGTGTTAGTAGATTGATATTATTACTACCAACATAATCTTGAGCCATTCCTACAATTGCAGCATTTAGACTCGCTTCACCATGATGGTATCCTGATTGTTCTGATACATATCCAGTAAATTGTGCAACCTTAATTTCATTCACTAAATTCTTCTTAAATGCGCTATATAAAATCTTTCTTAAACTAATTTTAAGACCATCCATTAAGTTAGGAATTGACCGTTCACAATCATATTTCGAAAAGTGAATAAGTTCCTTATTTATGAAGTCTGTATAACTCACTGTCTCATTATTTGTATCTAAATAGCTATTCCGATCATAATTAGACAACCATGTTTTTCTCTCTTCTGATCTTTTTTTATTGAATATCATATCTACTACATTATCACTTACTTCACCTTCATGATTAAAATATACTATTTTTTTATTTGCAAAATATTCCTTGAACTCTTTTCCAGTACTTGTACCAAGACCCTTATAATACTTTACATTCCAACCTTTTGTGTCATTTTCATCCTTCCATTTTCTATACTCCCCATCATTATAAAATAATAGTTCTTTACCTCCTTTTTTTGCTTTTAAGATTGGAGTATTCATAAATCCAATAAAATTATCCAATGTAGATAATGAATTCCATTGATCTTGAAACAAATTCAATCCTAGACCTTTGATATGAGATCCATCTAAATCTTGATCTGTCATAAATAACACCGAATTATAGCGAAGACTAGCACTAACAGATTCTTTGGTGTATATCTTTCCAGCCTCTAATCCTAAAATCTGCTTAATCTCGATAATCTCTTTATTTTCACTAATTCTTTTTAATGTTTCTCCACGAGTATTAAATATCTTACCCTTCATAGGATAAACACCAATAGTATTTCTATCATCTTTTGTTAAACCAGAAACAATACCCGCCTTTGCTGAATCACCCTCACATAATATGAGAGTACACTTGTTAGATTTAACAGTCCCTGCAAAATTTGCATCAATTAACTTTGGAATTCCACGAATGCTCTTGCTCTTAGACCCATCTGTTTTCTTTGCGGCCTTGTTTTCTTTTACTTGTGTTAGAGCACATGCAGCATTCATAACACCCATTTTTGCAATCTTTTCAATGAAATTATCACTTACATTGCATGTAGAGCCAAATTTAGAAATAGCTGTTCCTAGCTCATCTTTAGTCTGACTATTAAATGAAGGATTTTCAATATCACATCTCATAAATAACATTAATTGCTCCTTGATTGTATTTGGTTTTACATCAACCTTCTTTTTTGTTTTAATGTATGCACATAATTTGCGAATGATTTGATTCATAATATATTCAACATGTTTACCACCTTTTGATGTATAAATTCCGTTTACAAAACTTACTTGTTGAAACTCATCTTTAGGAGCTAAACATACTGCATATTCCCATCTATCATTAGGTTGTTCATAAATCCTTTTTGTTTCTGTCTTTGATCCAACATATAAATCAATATATTGTTCTAAATTTTTACATGGAACTAATTCGCTATTTAATTTTACCTTAATACTTTTATCAGTTACGGCTGATACATCATATATTCTTTTCTTAAATAATGCTTTCATATCATCACTTAATCCATCAATTCCTAATCGATTATAATCAGGTCTGAAAGACACTCTAGTGTAAGGCTTCTTTTTACACTTAGTAATTGATGGACTACATATTTCAGTTAAATTATTTTTAAATTCTTGAACATATTTTAGTCCCCTAATATGATCAACTGTTTCCACTTTACCCCAAGTAGACCAAATTAATACCAATTTAAATCCAAAACCATTCTTTCCACCTACAATTTTTTCCTTTTTCTTTTCGTCATAATTAGTTGATGTTCGCAAGTGTCCAAAAATCATTTCTGGAATCCAAATTTTATATTCAGGGTGTTGTGCAATATCAATACCATTACCGTCATTATACATATGAATTGTTCCATCATCATCTAATGTAATGTCAATATTTGATACAGGAATAGCATCCTTCACATTATCTTTTACAGCTTGTGCCTGTCTAATTACATGATCGCGACAATTAACAATTCCTTCATCAAATAATTTATACAAACCGGGAATATATTGAAACTCTTTTGCCACAATTTTTCCATTGTCAAATATGTAATCATCGTGGTCAGTATTTTCAATAGAACCTATGTATGTATCAGGTTTTTTTAAGATATGTTCCCGGTCGGTTAATTTTTGGTATTTAGAAAGTGCAGATTGATTCTCCATATTGCTTTTAGATATATGTTTAATTTATATTTATTTAAATAGTTTCAATTTTTATTTTTAAAGGATATTAATATATATATAATAATATGACTAGCTGTCCAATACCTCCTCCAATTTCAAATAGACCAGGTCCTATTCAATTTTGCAATTCTCGATTTGCATATTGTAATATCAGTAAGAAAACAATAAATCCATCAGGAAATGTTACTATTCAAGGTACTACATTAGCAAACAGAGTGTCTACATTAATAAGAGTTCAGAGTCAAATGAGGAATGCGCGGATAGTATTTCAAGATGTATCCCTTAATGTATACGGTCAAAAGGCAGGAGGACCATATGGATACGGGAGTTCACCAAAAAATAATTTTTAATCTGCGTTATTAAATTTAGAAATAATTTTTTTCTCTCTAAAAAATATAATGGTAAAGAGACACGATAGAAAACCAGACGGTAAATACCACATTGGAAATCAAAAATACGACATGCTTGAGGGTTCTCGCGCTCAAGTATGGCATGGAACTGCTCATCAAACTCCTGGAGGATTAAAGAAGGTTGATCTTAAAATGCATAATGGAAGAATCGTTTCCAGAAAGAAAAGTGAACTTGCTAAGACACAAAAACATCTTAAAGGACATCTTCAACCTAAAGGTAGTGGTGTATTTGGTGCAATTACAAAGAAAGGAAAGAAATCAAAGAAAGGCACAAAAAAGAGAAAGGGTTCTCGTAGAAAGTAAATATCTAGATAAATAATTAAATTTTTATTATTTATTTAGGCATTCTCATTACAAGCGCGAATAATATTGTCTAAAAATTCTTTAGACGAATTAGTTATTCTATAATAATTTACTAATTCTGCTGGGCTAATCATATGATCGATTAATTTGGACTTAATCTTATTGGGTATATTTGTTTGATAATAATGATGATACATATCTTTAATGGTATTTACACTAGCTTTTTTCATTTCTATCTTTAAATCGATTCTTCCTGGCCTAACCAAAGCAGGATCTATTCTATCATAGTGATTACTTGTGATAATTAAAATTCGCCCATATGTTTCGTCCAATCCGTCAATTAGATTTAGTATAAATGATAATGTTAGTTTATCATCGTCTTTTTTGAAAGGGGTTTTAAAAGTAGATTTTTTATCATCAGAATTTGCTATGGAAACAGCATTAACAATATTTTCAATCATATCTAAATCGGTATTATCACTATTATCACTATTATCACTAATAGTATTTGTTGTTTTACTTCTATCTAATATGACATCACTCATGCAATCAATATCTTCTAATACTATAATTTTATCTTCAAAATCTATACTATTTCTTTCATTTTTATTATTATATGTGGACTCAAAAAAATAATTATAAAAATCTGCTTCGCTTTTGACCTTATTTAATGGAATTTGAATTAAATGCCGGTTTAATTTATTAGCTAGACATTTAATGACAGATGTTTTACCAGTTCCTGGGGAACCAGATAAACCAATACCTAATGTGTAGGGGTGACCTTCATTTTCATACCATTCTTTGTTATTAGTAAAGAAATCTACCTTTTTTATGAGGTCGTCTTTTCCATCAAAGTATAAATTATTAAATTTTCTAGTTGACCTAAATGGTCTTTCCATCCATATATTTGAGTCATTTTCTTCTTCTGATTTATTTTTTGGATGAAGTGAATATATAAATATTTTTCCATCACGTTGTTTTTTTATCTTTTCCAAGTATTTACGCGTAATATTATCAACATACTCTTTTAACATATTTATATCTAGTGTTCTGCTGTATATTTTAATTTTAATAGTTTCAACTTGACCACACATTTCAATTACTTTATCTGAATCACTACTATTGTCTGAAAATTTCACTGTCGCATAAATAGTTCTTTCTTTATTTAATGGAAAAGAGCAACAATTTTCATCTACTACATAAATATCATTATCAAAGTCATTATTTATAGAATTACTATCAACAATATTAACATTATTAAGCATTTCCTTTAAACTATTGATTCCTTCATATTTTGATTCACTATTAATATGATCCCATATAGCATCAAATCGCTTCCCCCAAATATTATTTGTTCTTACACACCAAGAAGATGTGCGAAATGTTCGCTTACCTTCAATTGTAATAGATGAATATAATTTTACCATAGATCCTACAGTAGATATGCTTTTTGCAAAAAAATCATATATTTTATAAGAATGACTGATTAATATACTAATTCCAAATGCAAAAAATGTCGATATTATTGTATCTATAAATGGATCACCTGTTTTCATATTAAATAAAAAATTTATCTTGATAAAATCTAATAATTTTTCAACTTCGTGTTCTATATTCATTATCTTATATTAAAAATAATGTTTATATTGCTTTAAAATATTGATTTATGTGTTACTAGCTCTTGCGCAATCATTCCAACGCTTGAAATCATAGCCAATCTTCCATTATTCAATTCTTTATTTAATAATTCAATAGATTCTTGTGAATTTAAATCATTTTTAAGAGAAAACCCGAAATCACCAGGTTGATAGGTTTCTTTCAATTCAAATGGATTTGTATATGGATTTTTCCATCCTTTAATCATAGTACTAAATTCTGACATAAAAATAGTACATGTAATGGCTAGTTTTTGTTCGTTTGATAAATCATCAAAATTATGAATAGATGGTCCTTTTGAAAATAATTCAATAATAGGTATACTAGTAGATGCAATCATAGCAATTCTACCATGCTTTAATTCTGCTTCTCTTAGATAAGACAGTTTCGTCTCATCTTTTGAAAAATTCAATGGATCGAAATTTTCTAATGGCTTTGTAGAGCCTACAATAACCGGTTTCATAAATGTAGGTACATCTATTATAGATAATTTAGAAAATGCGCTACATAAGAGTGGTAAGTAAAAAAATACAAATGATTTAATCATTTTATATATATGTATCGCTAAATTATTTTATATGGTTTTAATTTATTTTTTTACTACAATTCTGAGGTGGCATTAAATGCTGACGTGGCAATAAATTCTGACGTGGCAGATAAATTATGGAATTCTCCAAAATATGTATATAATAATGCTAGTAATTCTACTACTAGAATAACTATAACACTATACTTAATATCAGTATAATTTTGTCTGAATACCTTTACCATATAATTATTTTCTAGATAATATCCTCTTTTTTCATAATATTCGCGAACACCTATTCCTGAAATAATTACAGTCCCGTTCATAGAATTCATAAACGCAATCGATTCTGCTTTTTCCAGTAATTTTTTTCCAAAGCCACTATGCTGGCTAGTATTTTGTGTATATTTTGAATTTACTTTTTGCACACTTCCGTACACATGTAATTCTCTAATCAATCCCTTGTTATTCAATGTGTCATAATATATAATATGGTCCTTATCATATTTGTTCGGAATTCGTAATCTTAGAAATCCATATATTGCCTTATTATCATAAGATTCAAATGAAATAAAATACTCTTTTCCATTTGATCCATTATACATTCTTACAAATAATTGAGCATCGTTATTATCATATTCTGGATGTCGTTCAATTTCACGATATCGTATATCCATACTATATAATTTATCTTCTCCTATTTTATCATTAATCACTTGTCTCATGTTTCCACATTTAATACCTCCTGATATATATGTGTCAGGAATATCTCTAATTACTCTTGGTAATCTAATCCAGGGAGGACATTCTGTCATTGCATATTGTAATACTTTTGTAATGAGTTCTTTGTCTTCTCCATAAGGTTTGTATGTGCCTTCTTTATGCCATTTTTCAATCTTAGTCCATGGGACAACTTCACATGGATATATTTTAATTTGATCTGGTTGATATTTATCAGAAGTATATACTTGTTTGAACATTTCAATGTCCTTTTCAGGTGTAGAATATGGTAAATCAGGCATTAAATGAATATCTATTTTTAAGCAATTGTTTTTACAAATTTCAATTGCTTTAATTGCTGTTTCGATAGTATGTCCTCGATTTATTTTTTTTAGAATATAATTATCTATTTGTTGAAGTCCTAATTGAATTCGTGTTACACCCCAATTAAGTAATGTCTCAATCCAGGGAATTCCATCTTCATCCTTTTCTAAAATAGCGTCAGGTCTTGTTTCAATACATATTCCAATAATCCGACTCTTTGAAGTTTTATTAAATTTTATTTCCTCTTCTAATGTAGAAATAGCCCTTTTAGTTGGTTCGAAATACATATTTACACAATAAATGAATTGTGCAAAATAATTTTTTAAATAGGCTTTGGGATACTCGGTAAATGTTCCTCCTTCTAGAATAAATTCTAGTTTATCACATTTATGACCACATACTAGTAATGAATCTAATCTGTTCTTTGTTTGATCATATGGATCAAATTTATTTCTATTTGCTCTTTGTACCGCAGGTTCTTTTGATAAATAACTTCTTGGTTGAGGAGTCCAATTATTACCTTCGTGTGCTGGTTCGTTTGGACAATAGAAACAATCATGTTTGCAACTAAAATCTTGTCCATCTGGTGTAGGAGATGTTAATATAGTAATTTGATTAATACCTGAAATATCATTTGCTGGTTTTTTTATTAGTAGTAAACATAACATATTATCATCTTCTATAATTTCTTGTTGAATAAATTTTCTGTAATAAAACAATAATACTGTCTTTTTTATTTGAACCTTATATGGATGTAAATATGTTTGAATTTCTCTTGTAATTTTATTTCTTAGTAAATTAAATACTTGCTTATGCTTTAATGCAGAAATATTTTCCAAATATACTTTCTCACTCCACTTAATTAAATGCTCTAAGAGAGAAATTAATAATTTTTCATCGTAATCTATCTCAATATCACTATTTTGACTCTTAACAATATCTTCAAGATCACCTATCATTTTAATTAAATTAAAATATATTAAATATTAATTTAATCATCAATTTTATTATTAAAGAATTATATTGTCAAATGATTTTACTTTTATAAAACTATTTTCATCTGGATATAAAGACGATTCTTCTTTTATAAAATTTTCAAAATATCTTTTACTAACTATAAATTTATTTTTACTTTCTGAGTAAAACTGGTATAATTCATGTATAGGAACTTCACTTTTACTTTCTTCATTACTATTTGTAGATTTGTATTTGTTTAGTGATTTAATAATATCTTGTTTCTTATTCCATAAACTACTACTTGCATTTATTAAATATTTGTCTTCTTCAATATTTGTATCTGGATAATAATGTTTTATCAAATCTAATATATTTTTTTCACTTATAATTGATTTATATTGATGTGTAAATAGCGAACATAACTCATCTATTTCTAACTCTTCATCATTATTATCATCTATTACAATATATTTATTCCAGAATGAAATAAATTTACTAACTTTTGGTAAAAACGCACTTGTACAGTCACAAAATATATCTTTTTCTGCATTATATTCATATTTATTAATTAATAATGATTTTAATGTAGTGATAAAAAATACATTTGGTAACTTCTCGCTGTCAACATGTTGTTTCCATAAATACTGCATATCTTTCCAGGATATTGAACAATCATCACTATGTTCAATATTTTTTTCACAAAACATATTTATTATCGTATCGTCTGTACTATTTTTTAAATATAACGCATATTTCTTTAAATCTTCATCTTTACAATGTCCTTCAAGAAATGTATCTGCTGAATTATATCTTTGTGAATAATGAGCTGCTACACAAAATAAATCTAAACCATTACTATTTTTTATTTCACTTATCCATGAATCCGTATTATTAAAATCCCTAACATCTATAATTCTACTTTCGGAAAATTTATGATCATAGTATTTAAATTTAAATTCATTTGTTAAATTTTGACTACCAAATAACATGCATGATAAATTTGTTAGTTCTTTGATCCATTTTTTTGCCTTTGGGTTTATAAAATAAATTAAATTTGACTTTTTTTTTAGTAATACATCCCCTAATACAGTTAAAAAATATTTTGCCTTTTCTCTATTATCAAATACTATAGGTGTTAATGTATTAAGAACCTTTTGAATAGTTTCTGATTCAGGAATACATGAAAAAATATCTCGTTCCTTTATTTTTTTTAAAATGGTAATTTTTAATTTTTGTTTCCAATCCATTAATGTTTTATTAGATGATATTGATGATAATATATTATGTTGCACATCATCTTCTTTTATTAAATAAAATTTATTATCTTTGTATTCAAAAAATATTTCGGTGGATGAATGATAAAAATATTTGTTATGATATAAAAATTTGTTGATAAATGATTCTGATTCTGATACTAATTTCTTTTTCCTTTTTTCTCTATTTATAATTGTTTCATTAGTATTTTTTAATAATTCAGGTAATTGTTCAATAGTATCAGTAAATTTTTGAAATATTACTGGATTATTTTTATATTCACTATAAAGCGATTTAATCGTATTTAATAGAATTTCTTCGGACATTTATTATTATTATACATTAATTTCATTTTAAACTATTTTAATATTTAGTTAATTAAAAATATTAAGACCATTGATTTAAAAAATCGAAGGAGTTCTCTGAAAAGAAAATCAAAAAAAGTATTGAAAAAGAAGATTGATAGATTAACAAAAAAAAATAGAAAGGTATAAATAATAATTTTTATTGCATATTAATAAATCATATAATTACTTTATCAAAATATATGTGATCTATGTTAATAGTTATAGAATAATTTTTTAATAATGTCATTTTTATTTTTCCCAGTCTTTTCTCTCTTAATGCTCTAGAAAATTCATCAACACATTTCAATTTCATATTTTCGATTCCATATTTATGACATAGTTTTCTTACTATTATTTTTAAAATATGATTCTCTTTTAAAATAATTTCATTTGGAATACTAATTTGCTGATTATCAATTGTTACTTTATCCATAATGACATCTATTACATATTTGTTTAATATTTCGGATACTTCTTCGCTTTCTTTACCTAATTTTAGTAAACTATTTTTATAATTATCAGTATAACAATCCGCGCATTTTGGGAAAATGTTCCGTCGCATTTTACCTCTGCAACTCCAATCTGGTGTTGTATCTAGAAAGTATGGTATATTAAACTGATGTGATATTTCTAATATATCATCTTTATAAAAGTCCAACATTGGACGATGAATTAATACATTTAATATTGTATTTCTCTCTTTAATAACGGTTAAATCGGTTATTTCACGGCATCCTCTCATTACATTGTTAAATATATTTTCACATATATCGTCTTTGTGGTGTGCTAAAAATACACCATTACTATTGAATTTGTTAGACAAATCATAATAATTATTATATCTTAATTGTCTCGTCTCTTTTTCATAAACATTTCTTTTTATTTCGGATCGTTTAAATTCTATATTCTTAACATCTAATATAATATTATTTATATAACAATATTCTATTAGAAAATCTCTCTCATCGACACTTTCATCGCGATTATTATAGTTTATATGACAACAATAAACATTCAATCCATCTATATGTTGTTTTATATGATTTATTATGAATAATAATACCATTGAATCGACCCCACCACTTAATGATATTAATATATTTGAAAACCCTTCTTTCTCGATATAGTTTTTTATTTTTAAATATAGAGGATATGATTGCAAATCATCTATATTTACACTTTTATTATAGTCATTTTGTTCCAAAATTGAAGAATATTTTAAATATAAATCCATTATTTTGATACTAACTTATATAATATATTAAATTATTTCAATTTTATTTTTTTTTATATGTTCCTTTTTTGTATTTTCGTTTTGTTCTTTTATTTTTTTTACTTCTGTTTTTTCCTCCTCGATATACTATATTTAATTCCATAGGAATTCCTGTATCTTGTGCATATTCTACTCTTGATCCTGTTGTGGTGGCTAATTCTGCTTGTTTAGACTCGCTTAGATGTTTGGGGAAATATCTTACAATAATAGCATTCATTAATCGTTCAGTCTCATTTGCATTATCAGATACTTGTGCTGCTCGTAGTTCTCTGACAAATCGTTGGGCTTTATCATTCATTTCTACATTTGGAAATCTGAATCCTAATCTCCAATAGTATGATATTACCGAATCAATAGCTTTTAATTGAACAAAGGAGATTCTGTATGCATTTGTTTTTCCTACTTCTACTATTTTATCAATTATGTCTTTTGCTCCCATGCGCACCTGATTAGCTTGATCTCCATATGCTTCGTTCATATCGGAGACAGATCTAGTGGCCATACTATGCCATGGAGCATTGCAAATTAAATCAATATAAAAATATTCTTTTGTTGCATCGCGGGGATCTATATAATATTTTACAGTAGCGAATCCACGAATATCCTCATCATATTCATGAACAAATAATAAATCGCAGTTGTCTAAACTATCTTCTGCGAATTGTTCACCGATCATTTTTTGACACAAAATTGTTCTTGCGTTTGTTTTAATTCGATCAATATAATATTGTAAGTTTGCTAGTTCATCTGGATCATCATTTCTAACATAATATGTAACGGTAGACATATATATATATAATCATAAATAATATTTTCTAATGTTTTATATAATGGTTAATGTTCCAAAACGATACATTCCAACTACACTAACAACACGCGATAAAAGTAAGCAAAGAAGTATGTTAAAGAAATCTAGAAAGCAGTATAAAAAGGGAAAATATTTTACTAGAAAGAAGGTTAAATCCTTTAAATCTAAGGACAGTCCACATATAACTAAAGCAAAAAAAATATATAATTTAGATGAAATAGTACCATCTAAATCTCTTTCGCGTAAAACAGGATGTTCAATTAATTCTTTATCTAAAATTGTTAAAAAGGGACAAGGCGCCTATTATAGTTCTGGATCTAGACCTAATCAAAGTGGTCATTCATGGGGATATGCTAGATTAGCTAGTTCTATTACAGGTGGAAAAGCTGCTGCTGTTGATTATAATATTTTAAAAGAAGGATGTAAGAAAAACAGCAAGGCGTTAAAACTAGCAAAAAAATCTAGAAAAAAACATGGGTATGGTAAACGCAAAGCACCAAGTGTTAAATTATAAATTATTTGCACCACATGCATAGTTGTTTATCTTCAGAGCAAGATAAACATTTCATAGGTATTAAATATAAATAACCAAATGGGTTAGATATGTGATCAGGATTAGAATATCCATGTACTCTTTTTTCCCGACAAGTAATACATTTACCTCGACATGGACTTAGTGGTATAATATCGCAATGTATTGATTTGTGATCTTCGCATATATAATTATATGTTTGTTGCATTTAATTATATATAATAATTACTTTTTAATTGTTTTATTCTTAATTTCTCTCTTTGGTTTTTTTGATCTACTATTTTTGTCCTTAGGAAATTTATCTAATGATTTAAATACTGTCCAAGGTTGTGATGGTCGATCTTTTAAATAAGGACCAAATCGTTTCCATTGTATATTTTGCTTAATAAATTCTTTTGCATAAAAAGGTGTTCCACATGATGTACCCCATCTACCATGCAACTCCATTTTTTTGCAAGAATCTGTATCAACAACACACCCATCTACTGCACCTCTAGGTTGATATGGTAGTGGTCTATCTGCTTGACTCATAAATGCACGATCGTCTAGTTCATAATGAGAGCAACATGTTCTAGAGCAAGGGTTAGTTTTATTTAAATAAATATCATAATGGTCTGCAATAATTTCCTTTGCTATGTCAATGTTAATTTTACTTTTATGTTGCTCCATCAATTGTTCAAGACGAACCTTTCTAGCTCCTTGATGTCTTCTAATATCATCAAAACCAGTATTAACACATTCTAAATTTCTAATTCTTGAATCATATGGTGCATTAAAACCAATAAAATATCCATTTGTTTTTTTTTCAACATTAACAAATTCCAATCCTAATTCTATTCTCATAATTTCATTTTTATTAGTATCGCCGACTAGCCATGAATTGGCGTAATCGCCAGAATTATTTTTCTTTAACATATCTACATATTCGTCTAATGTATTTGCATATTGCATACAATTTCTAATTCTGCATGAGATAGGATCTTTATGATCATATGATGTAAATCCACCAATAGTTGTTTCGGTTCCTATAAACCCTTTACTATTAATAAAAAAGTCTGTAAAACTACAGATAAACCCAGGTGCGCTTTGAAATAATATACGATGTCCTTTTTTTGGTTTAATATCAATAATAATATTAAAATATTGTCCATCAATAAAGTTATCGAATGAGTTATGAGCACAACATATTTTACCATCATGTGTATAATCTCCTACGGCCATAAATGCGGAACATTTATCTTTTGCACCACCTTCCATTTGTCCTCCTTCAGGTAATTTATCCAAAATATCACCATATTTTTCCTTAAGTTCAGGCATTTCATTTACATAATGTTTGAGTTTAGGTAGTGCATAATCAAGTGAAGAAACATTATTCCATAATATTAATTCGTCTAAATCTACATCAGCACCATTAGCTATACCTTTTATTTCATCAAAAAATTCGGGAAAGTTTTCTTCTAATGGTTTCTTAAAAATAAAATTGCTAAATTTTATAAAAAAATCAATTTTAAATCCATGACTATCAAATAAATTCCACGCCATTGTTTTTAAACATTCTTTAATTTCATGTTTTAATAGCTTACCATGAGCTATTCCTCTTTCCATAGGTGAGCCTTTTATAGAAATATATTTCCATCCGTTTTTTTCATATTTAAAACCATTTTTTACTTTCATTATAATATATAAATTATATACATATTATAATAATCAACTGTTAATATCATCTATAGTATTTGTTGTATCTTCTTCTTTTTTTACCTTTTTAGGTACAGGTTTTCCTAAAATTTTACTTACTAAATTTAAAAAACTTACAGCAAATGCGATTAAAATAACAAAAAATGCTATAATATCACTTTTGGATAGTTTTTGTTTTAGAAAAAAATAATTTATTAGCAGAATAACGGAAAATTGAGTTATAATTAATAGAAATGTATCTTGTGTTTCAGTTACTAAATTATATTTATGTCCAATATTAATAGCAATTGTCATGAAAAACCAATCTATCCATGCAAATGGTATAGCCATTAAAAATGCTTTAAACATGGACAAATTTGGATATTTTAAAGTGAAAAATTGTCCCCACATAGATATGGATTGAGCAATAATAAATGATAATAGAAACAGGGCATATTGAAAAATTTTATTCATAATATAGTATATATAATGAAAACAAATTTTACTGCTAAAAGATTTATAATATGGTTGTCATTAAATATATTAGTAGTAATATTAATGGATTTAGCTTTATTTCATCAAACTACACCTACTATGGAGAAATCACCATTTTTAACGAAACTTGGATGGGCTGAATTATGGGCAACAATCGAATGGATATTTGTTATTCCAGCAAATAGAATGGGAAATTTATTTTTAACTGCCCCACAATTATCATTATCTTCATATGTATTTGATTTTATGGGCCAGATTTTTACAAATAAATATTGGTTAAAAATTCCTACTACTATAGACGATTATGTAGGTATGGTAATAATTATATTAGGAATGATAATATCCGCATATAAAATATTTGATTAATATTTATTAATTTTTAAATATAAACGCATAAGTATTTAAAGATTTTTATTTAATTTTACATTATAGGAAGAGAATGTCGGATTCAAATAATGTATTGACTATCAAAACTGTTCAAATTGCTCCTTTTCGCACTTTAATGACTGCATTAAAGGACATTTTATTAGAAACAAATATTACCTTTAAAAAGGATGGTATTAGAATTATCAATATGGATAAATCGCATACCATGCTTGCACATCTATTCTTAGGTGCTGAAAATTTTGAGCATTATGAATGCAATGAAGAAAAAATTGTCATTGGTGTTAATATGTTTCACTTATTCAAATTAATTAATTCTATTGATAATGATGACACATTAACTATTTACATTGAGAAAAATGACTATTATGATGGTATTGTATCATTTTTAGGACTTAAATTTGAAAATGGTGATATTAAACAATGTAAAATACAAAAACTTCGTCTTATTGAACCAGATACGGATGAATTTGAGGAACCAGATGTTCATTTTTCATCGGTTATTAATTTACCATCATCTGATTTTCAAAAAATTATTCGAGATTTATCATGCATTTCTGATAGACTAGAAATTAAATCAGTTGGAAATGAACTTATATTTAAATGTTCTGGTCAATTCGCTACAGCTGAAGTAAAAAGAGAAGAGTCGTCGGGAGGAATGGAATTTATTGAAAAACAAGATTCTAGTAAAATTATTCAAGGGGAATTTTCCCTAAAGAATCTTGGATATTTCATTAAATGTACTAATCTATGTAATCAAATTGAAATGTATCTAGAAAATGATTTACCACTTGTTGTTAAGTATTATGTAGCTAGTTTAGGTACTATCAAATTATGTCTCAGTCCATTACCCAGTAATAATAATTAATAATAGCATATTATAATTTCATAGTAAATCAAATTATAATATAAACACTAAATTATAATACATATTTAATATAATGCATAAATTATTATATATTACAATGTTTTTTTCATTATTTTATCAAATATATTCTGTCCCTGGTTGGAAAACGCCAACACAATTACCGACTTCATTACCTTCAGGACAACCAACTTCATTACCTTCAGGACAACCTTCAGGACAACCGACTTCATTACCTTCAGGACAACCTTCAGGACAACCAACTTCTCATCCTACTGGACCTTCAGTACAACCTTCAGGACAACCAACAGGACAGCCTTCAGGACAGCCTTCAGGACAGCCTTCAGGACAACCAACGAGTATTCCATCTTCATTACCTTCAAGTCAGCCTTCAGGACAGCCTTCAGGACAACCAACGAGTATTCCATCTTCATTACCTTCAA